TCAGGTGTACCAAGCTTGTGAGCTATGACAATAAGGCCAAGAAGGCCATCCGTTGTGGAGGCAAGCTCAGGTATACCACGGATTTCAGTCACGTGTACTGCCCCGAATGCAACGGGACGTTTCTCCCATCGGAGATTCGTCCCAAGGACAAGGAGGACAAGAAGGAAATGAGAAACGCAATGTTAGACGGAATGACACAGGAGGAGAGAGAAGCAATGGTACAGAAACAGATGGTTCGCATCGGTGGCAAACTGCGCCAGATCTCGGTCGACGTTCCGGATCCTAAGCCCGAAAACGACCTTCCCACCGTCGAGAATCCTGAGACCATCATCGTCAAGAACGACGAGAACATGACGACCGACCAGTTCCTTGGTCGTTTCAAGAAGCCGGAGGCGGCTCCCGAGAATACCAATGATCTCGAGGAGAAGGCGGCCGAGCACGATGAAGACGAGGACGAGGTGGCACGTTCCGGCATTCATGAGCCGGCGGCCGAAGCGGTCGCCGATCTGGAGCCCGTGAGCGACAACCCCGATCCCGTTGATGACTCCGATGACGACGATGATGAGGATGAGCCCCATCTGGTCGATGCCACCGGAGAGACCAACGACGAGGATCCCGATGACAGCGACGACAATGGTCCGGACGCATCCGAGGAGCCGGCAACCGCCCCAGTGGATGACGAGGATGATGACGACGAGGACATCGACATCCTCTACAGCATCGAGACCAACGAGGCAAGTCCCAACTGGGGTATCAACATGAAGGTCGTCGGCGACCCGATGAAGGCCCTCGACGAGCTCGTGCTTCCGCTGTTCGTCTGGCTGGATGACCACACCTATGCCCAGGCGATCAACCGCGAGCAGATGAAGAACCTCATCCGTCCGATCATCCAGTCCATGCTGGAGGACGCCCAGTAAGTAATCCGCGCAAGCGGTGCTTATAAAATGATCTGCCGCCTGACATAGGTGATAATGACGGCGGATCCCAACCACAACAACCAAACAAGGAGGAAAACGACATGTTACTCATCACCAATGAGGCAGCCGCCACCAAGATGTTCAAGAAGTACAAGAACACGGTCGCGTTTAGCCTCGCCAAGAACGCCAAGGGTCTCAAGGACGAGGATGGCACCATCATCGCCAACTACGAGACCCTATCCTTCCTGCCCGACGAGGACACCATCAACGGCCTCAAGGACGGAAGCATCAAGCTCAAGAAGACCATCAAGGAGGTCAAAAAGGCTATCAAGAACCCGTCCATGGACGATGCCGGCATCAGCCTCGGCGTGGCCCAGCTGCTGACCATGCTCACCGCGAACCGCAAGGCTCCGGTCGTCATGGTCATCATTGAGGACGAGACGGACCCGGCGCGCAACAAGATCCTGGTGCGCTTCATCAAGGAGGTCCTCGGTATCTTCGGCATCGCGCCCGTGAAGATGCGCAAGGTCAAGAAGGCCAAGATCTTCAAGGGCAAGAAAAAGAAGATCGCCACGAAGGTCACCCGCTTCAACGAGAGCATCAAGGGTTGCCGCATGTCCAAGGACGGCGCGGAGCTCAAGAAGCTCCTGCTGTGCTTCTACGAGCTGGAGCTCCGCCAGAGCGGCATGGCCATCACCGGCGACACCGATGTCCGTCGGCTCTTCGACCGCGACGAGACCCGTGCCTGTGTGAAGAACCTGCTCAGGGTGTTCACCGCCACGAACCTGCAGTCCATCGCGAGCAAGAAGATCTGCAAGCGCCTGGCCAAGAAGGACAAGAGATCCGTCAAGGCCTACAAGGAGCTGCGTGAGATCCTCGGCAGCATCGACGGCGTCAAGAAGCTCCCCGCGGTCAAGTACGGTCAGAAGAAGAAGAAGGGCAAGGCCATCAAGGCCAAGATGAACACCAAGAAGTTCGTCAAGTTCTTCGAGAAGAAGAGCAACCGCCCGATGCTGCTCCTGATCTACGGCCACATCCTGGTCCGCCTGCTCGACTATGCTGTCGGCAGCAAGGAGTACAACGCGCACATGAAGGCGGTTTGCGAGCCCTTCGGCTCCGACTTCGCCAAGTCCTTCATCGCGGCGGCCAACGCCTTTGACAAGGCCCAGGCGTAATCGAGCGATAGCAAAAGAGCGGGGCCATCACGGTCCCGCTCTTTTAACTTTCACAAAGGGAGACATCATATGCGAATTATGGTTAAAAGCGCCACCAACCATGTGTGTCTGGTCTCATGTGATATGATAGACTATAACCCCAATCGGGATAGAATTACGGTTGGTGTGCTGAATCACCATGGCGTTGCTATCAGCATCATGAGCATCAAGCGTGGTCGCATGGCCGGCCACGACGATGAGGACGGAACCGTTGCAAGCGTACGAATCGCGACCGCACTCGCCGCAAACGACTATTGTGAAATCTCCTGCGAGTCGTACGAGACGAACTTTATATGAAAAATGGAAAACAGTGCTCTAAACCGCGATAATAGGGGGTTCTACGTACTACGTCGTACGTATTCTGATTATTTCAGGCGTTCTGCGTATGTCTCGTCGAGAACACCCATTATTGACCGGATTACGGAATATGACATCAAATCGGCCAACACCACAATGCTACGTCGAGCCAAGCTGATCAAGGAGAAAGACCTTCAGGCCATCGAGGCGTTACCGAAGCATGACCGCGAGGTCATGATCGGCAACATGATCAAACGGGACAAACAGATCGGCAAGGTGATCCGCAAGGGCATCGTGGAAGGCAAGAGACTTCTGTTCCAGGCGAACGGAGTCCAGTCCGATGAGATCCAGGCCATTCGATCCGATGCGGTCTTTATCATAGGACGCCGGCTGAAGACGATCGAGTTCGGCCCGATCACGTTCAGACCGACAAGCTACTCCATGTATATGAAGCTCGCCGGGCTCGAATACTACTACAGGTCCAGCGATAACCATGTGGATATCAAGGGCATAAACGATTCCATCGTTGAGGAGCCTGACCACCAGGCCGGGATCGTCAACTTCATGGCAACTGTCATGGGATATCTGACCAGGAACCGAAGAGATGCATTGCGCAAGTATCTCATCGAGTTCTCCGAGGCGTACAAGGCGATGGAGCTTCCCCTATGCTACTACCGGGAGATGAGCAAGCTGAACGCATATCGGACCACCATGGAGATATCCGACTTTAGCTATGCGACGACGATGCCGTCCGAGGATGACAAAAAAATCATCAATGGAATCTACAACTACAACCGGTTTGTGCTTCCGGTTATCCAGCAATATTTGTGAGGTGATACTATGACATTGCAAGTGACCACAAAATACAGTGTCAATGACGTGGTGGTCGTGGACTGCGGCTCCAGCATCAGCATTGGAAAGATTGTCACCATCCGCATGATGGTAACAGCCAACGGGGATGTTACGTATCAATACGAGGTCAGGTTCCACCCGAACCATTCCAGCAGGCTCATACCCGAGGATAAGATCATCGACACCTACGCCCACGAAGCAAGAGACAACTTTGATCGTCGCTGGAAGGAGTGGGCCGAATCATGATGGCATTGGATGTTGTGCTCGGCATCTGGGCACTGGTTCTGATCGCCATCGGTTCCATCTCGGCCGTGCTTGGGGTCAAGTACTTCAAGAAGGGAAAAGAGTACCACGACATGCAGAAGCAACTGCTAATCGAGGCCGAGACCAGGGTCAAGCGCCAGTACAATAAGATCGCGATGCTTTCGGTGAAGGATCTCAACACCTACCTCGCCGGAATATTCGCCCGGTACATGGAGCTCAACGGCGAGCTGAACACCACCAGGGACAACCTCGTGTATGAGCGCCTGTTCGCCGAGGTCCAAGCCGATGTGCTGACCTTCCTTGGAGATGAAACGCTGGCGGCCATTGAATACTACTATGGCGAAGGCTACGTTGAGAAATGGTCGAAGCTGGCGTTCCTGATCCTTGAGAAGCGCCGCAAGATCGGCGGTGTGGTGGATGGCTCCACAAACTACGAGGATCTTGAACGTCTGCTGGCAACCGAGATGAACGGAGGCACGACATAAAAGCGATAAACCGGAACCCGTTGTGGGTTCCGGTTTGTTTTTCTATGATGCAAAGCTTCTAAGCGTGTCGGCCACATCGAACAGGCCCTGGTCCAGGGTCTGGCCCTTGGCGTTTTCGCATTCCTTGATGTAGATGTCGATGTAGCGCCAGTGTTCACGCTCTATGCCATCCGACCAGTGGTCGATGAACCGTTCAAGCTTACCCCAGGTGGCCTTCACGTCGATGAACGGGCCGTTCCAGAGCTTGCGATTGTGTACGCTGCTGTGCACGGTCTTGGAGAGCATGACGATCATGATGTTGTCCATCTCATGTTCGGTCAAGATGATGTCGGCAATCTTGTAGGTGGTGATGTCGGTGTCTCCACGTTTCAGGGAAGCCTTCAGCACGATGTCACAGTAGTCGAACAGGTTGAAGATTGGACCATGGTGCATCTCAATCTTCAGCTTCGGATCATCGGTGGGAAGGTTGCCCATGATGGCACAATGGTCCATGCCGCCCTGCTTCACCTTGGCGATGTATGCGGTGTAGCGGTCGTCGTTCCTGACGTTCTTTTCGATGGCCTTCACATATTTCTGATACCTGTCGTAGTCTGCCAGCAGGTCACTTGCTTCCGCCTCAAAGCTGATGTACTCTTTTTCATATGGTCCCGTGCCATATAGACGAAGCGGGACGAAATCCTTTGACAAATCAATCAACCTCCTATGTGCTGGTAGAAACGGTCCATGATGAGGGCCGGGATGACGGCTCCGATTCCGTTTCCAAGGGTGATGGGCGTCAGCACCAGTATCCGTTGAGTAATGGTTGTGTTGCCCATGATCATGATAAAGGCCATGGCGATGCTGTGTTCGAACCCACACACGATGAACATCATCGTGGATAGGATGATCATGATGGTACCAACGGTGTCATGGCGTTCACGGTATGATCTGGATGATACGTATATCAACATGTTGCACCCAAGACCGAGCATGAATAGGCCAACCGGCCCATCCATTATCCGATGGTATGATATCGATGCGCAGGCCTCGACCATTCGATCGTAGTACCGGATCGGTCGCAGCAACAGCGCTGCAAGGTAGCATCCGGCGAAGTTGCAGAACCACACGGCAACCAGGTTGAGGAACACGTGCAAGATGCGATCCTGCGGTGCGGCCACGATGCGATACACGCGGCCGGTGAACAGCGGCAGGTCGAAAATGTTGATGGTTACCAGGGCAATCGAGAACAACAATGACCCGATGATCGGGTCGGTGGAACGGACGTATGCAACACATCCGATTGATATGTACACACCGGCGAGCATTGCCCGTAGGCCCTTCAACAATAAGACCATGTCGCAATACCTCCTTAGGGTCATAACAGAATTATAAGAGTGTCGAGAGCGTTTCTGAAGACTCGACATTCCGGCATAGATAATATGCTTTACCTTCTTTCACTTACAACCCCATGCTTTGAACTAAACCCCGTGGTAAGCAAACCTGTGACCATTCAGGGTCGCAAGGGACGGAATTCGGTTCCACTTCTTTCCGAATTCCTAGGTTTATGCGATTTTCCTTTCATTCAGACGATAACAACCACCGGTGCAGAGAGGTGGTTGTTATCGTTTTCCGGTCGGATTTGGGCGGTTGAAACATCTCTATAAGCCCTTATTAGTATAAGAAAGGAGGAGCGGCCGTTGACCTACGATTTTCTTACCAACCTCTATGACGATCTGCTTAGGTTGATCAAGGGTATCTGTGTAAAACGCTACGATCTGGCACTTGAGGCGGAGACGGTTGAAACGTCCCGCGCCTTTGACATCTACCTATCCTGCGTGAACGGAACCTCGTATTTCTACACGTTTCCGTCCTATGACTACGAAGCGATGATCAACGCAGGATTCGATGAGGAAACCGCAAGGAGCTATGCGGCCAGCAACCTTAACATTCCCGTCGAGGATAGGGAGAAGGCCGCCAAGTTTGAGACCGAGTACTTCATTTCCCACTACGTCGAACGGAACGAGTACTATCGTACCCTCATGGGACTTCCTCCCCTGTCGGATGGAGATCGGTACATCTACCCGGTCGACGATGAGGGTAACCCCTACGAGACGGATGAGTATGGCAATCCCATACCCATACACGAGTACACTGCGGATCAGATTGGCCGCCTCGAAACCTTTGGCATCTTGGATCAGATAAAGGCCCAGTACCCCGAGGTTGATTATCTGAACTATCTGGGAGTCAATGCCATCGATTTCATGAAGGCGCGGCTGGCAAGGCCGTTTGATCTGCTTCGTATCGGCGACCCGTCCAATCCGAGGGTGATCGAGCTCTTCCAGCGAGAATACTACTACGCGAGAAGATTCGTCACCGCCAACTACTATAACCGTCAGCAGGTCAGCGACAAGACCCTGTACGATCCGGTGGTTGGCATGTTGATTCTGACCCTTACGGTTCGGAACATGTTTGCCCTGGACGAGAAGTCCTATCTTGACTTCGACGAGATACTGAACCTGATACTCGAGTCCTACGGCATGCTGAAATACTTCAAGAAGTTCCCGTTCATCTACAAGAGACGTCTGGTCATCGCGCTGGATGCGCTCCTTGAGAACAAGGGCACCGATGGAGTTCTTGTGGACGTGTGCAAGGTCTTCTCTCCGACCCAGGATCTGATAGCCGACCGGTATTATCTGATGAAGACCCAGAAAAGGAACCCGGATGGTTCCATGATCGAGGCGGATGACCCTGACGACATGTATGACATCACGTTCCTGAAGGCTCGAATCGAGGACCGTGATATACACACCGGCGAGGAGTATCGTGTCAACTATAAGAGTGTGACCGAAAACGACTACCTCTGGCAGATCGAGAAGTATGGACCGGATGGTGTCACGATCACGGACGAGTACCGAAAGCTCCTCGAGGAACCGTACAACCTGCGCATGACCAAGTATGTGGATGCCCAGGCCGCCTACGATGTCACGTCTCTGACGTTCGAGGTGTGTTGTTTCCTAAACATGCTGTTGGAGTCCAGATTCAAGATCACCAAGATGATCCTGTCGAACCAGTATGCGACCGGATCCAATATCTCGCTCAAGAACAAGTTCGCCGTGGACGGTTCCAGCCAGCTGTTCACAATGCTGGTGTTCCTTCTAACAACCCTTGCCAAGAGGGCAGGCTTCGATGGCAACATCGTCTACGATCCCGAAACGATCAGTGAGATCTGGGGACGCCAGGTTGATTACGCGGAGGTCTGGCACTTCAACTATGAGGATCTGACCGACGAGATCCGGAAGATTGTCGACGACTACGAGCTGGACATCGACGTGGATGACGTTCTCCTTCCGTCCTATGCGGCTCCCATAATTCCGGACGACAACTTCGTCCTCGACGAGCCGACCGGAGTTCCGACGGTGGCATCCCTCGTCACCAACTATGTGAGAAACCGGGAGCTGTTCGAAGCGATGCAGAATCTCATGAACATCACCCAGGACATTCGCCAGTACCAGGGACTCAAGATGATTCGGGATATTCTGTTTACCAGGTATGTGCAGGAGGCCACGTTCGTTAAGAGCGATGATACGTTGGCCAAAACCTACCGCGAGCTTCTGGATGACCTGGATCCCCGTCTCGGTGCAAAGCTTGACTCCGTCGCTGACGATGAGGATGAGCTGAACGGCATCGCCGTGTACATCCTGGAACAACTTCAGGACTACTTCAGATCCGATGATCTGCACTACCTGTTCCTGAACACCCCGGAGGTGTATGTGTCGCTCATCAGACGCTACATTGAAATGGCGATCAACGTCTTCAAGGCGTCGTCCATCCAGCTTCGCAACATCAGCGTGCTGTTCCAGTACGGTGACAGCGATCCGATCAGAATCTTCGACGAAAAGAAGACCGACTTCCATCTGGTCATCAACGACGAGGTTCATGTTCAGGATGAGGTCGCATTCCACTACAACCTGACGCTCGACGACTACGTGACCGTCGGCGACAAAGTCTACTATAAATGAGGTGTAATCAATGATTCATAATCAATCCACACTTCACCAGAACGCCAAGGTCGGTGAAGAGCTGTACCTGAACGGAGAGCTGGCTGCAACGTCCGGTTACACGCACGAGGTGATCGGCGAGATTGAGATTCTTTACAAATCCAAGCATGGTGGCAAGACGGTGTTCACCAGGACAATCAACCGCAATGACCTTCTGGTCACGGGCGCCGTGTTCCTGTCCGAGAAGGTCAACCAAATCCGCGCATCGTATTATCCGACGCCGCTGGACGTGGCCCATGGTATCCATACGGCCGACACGAGGTTCAGCCTCGACAGCAGCTCCTATCTCATGAAGGACGTCGGCGTGATTCCCTACGAGCGTATCTGCGGCATCATGATCGGCCGCGGTGGCTGCGGTGAAACCTACAATCAGGTCCATCGTGTATATCGCACCGATACGGAAGTTCCCGAAATCGTTCCGTTCCGCACCATCTGCCTGAGCGATGGCGAGGAGGATCTCACCGGAGATGAGCGTAAGCTGTATTTCATGCGTAGTCTCCAGACCATCAACGGCAAGGACTGTGTCTGCTACTATGGTAAACGGTTCCTGGCCGACCGCGAGATCAACGTCCAGTGGGAGGACGGAACGGTTGTCAACGTCAACGCCCTGGTGCCCGGCAACGATCGTGGCAAGCTGGTGAAGACCTTTACCAAGTTTACCACGTCCATCTCCGCCAAGGATGTCCGTGAATATTGTCGTCTTGCCGAGGGCAGCACGGTCAGATCCCTGGTCAACTCCATTGGACTCATGTCCGGATTCCCGGTCAATCCCGATGACAATTCGATCATCACCCCGGTCACCGAGGCTCTCTACGAGAACCCCTACGAATTCGCCAACATTCGCGGCATGACTACGCTGAACACGGATGACTATCCGTTCAAGGATAGGGAATCCACCATGGACATCACGTATCGTCTCTACTTCGTGTAAGGGGGTGTATGATCCATGGCTGAACGGATGCTCAATGAAAAGCAGAAGAAGGAGTTCATGGAGACCGCTGGCCCCGATTTCATGAAGCTTGATGCCGATGCGATATCCACCCTTTTCGCATACCACAAGAACGGCGGTTGCAAATACTCTGTCAGTGACATGATGGTCATTGGTCCCGAGGATTCGAAGTTCGTGAAACCGAACACGGTGACCACGCTCGGCCTCTTCCTGGCGAACAAGATCCTGTTCGAAGACCTCGGCATTTTCGGATATATCAACAAGACAATCACCGGAAAGGTCAACGGTAAGATCGAATCGAATCTGGCCAAGGCCCTGGCCGATGGTAACATCACCTGGGACCAGTATGCCAGATACATCAATGCCGCCCAGTGGCTCCTTGGCGGACCCATGGCCATGGTGATCAACACGAGCCTGTCCCAGACCGTGCTTACGCTTCCTCCCGAGGCGACCAAACTCCGCAAGAAGCTGCTTGCCGAAAACAAGGAGGCGCTTGAGACCAATGACCCTGCGGTTGCATCGAAGATTGAACACGCGGTGGTTGACCAGGCGCTCAAGGAGATGAAGACCAAGAACGACCCGGCCGTGGCACTGTTCGAGGCAGACTGCGGTATTGATCCGTATAACCAGTACAAGACCATTATGGTCATGAAGGGCGCCATTCAGGACAATACGGGTGAATCCCCGACTGGGTACAAGATCATCACGTCCAACTATGATACCGGCATTACCAAGGAGGACATGCCCAAGATCGCGGATGCGGTTGTTACGACCGCATACTCAACGGGCGTTTCCACCCAGGACTCCGGAACAAACGGTAAGAAGTACAATGGCATGTTCCAGCGTATTCGTCTGTTGCCCCATGGATCCGACTGTGGTAGCACCGACTATGACGAGATTACGCTCGATGGAACCATCGCCGACAACTTCATCTATCGGTTCATCGTGGAAAACGGAAAGCTCAAGATGCTTACGCCGGATAATATCAAGAACTACGTGGGTAAAACCGTCAAGGTAAGGACCGCCAATCACTGCAAGGCTCCCGACCCCTGCTACTGCAACGTGTGTGTTGGCGACCGTCCGTATCGAATCGGCGTGCGTAACATCGGTTTTACCTTCATGACCATCTCTGGATCTACACTGAACGCATCGCTAAAGAAGAAGCACGACGTGTCGTTGCACTTCTACGATGTCTCGGTGGATGAGATTCTGAAGTATGTTAAATAACAAGGAGGATGATATCCATGCTCGGCATGTTGCTTGATTTCAACGTGACCTATGTGCGGAACATCGCCGATAATCCTGTAATGTGGTCAGCCGACATGGATTATCTTCGATCCCGTGTGTCAACAAACCGGTCCATGGTCGCCGATAGGCTCTCCATGGAGGACAACAGGCTGTACGAAGGCGCCAAGACGTTGGTCGACATGCTTGACTACCTTCGGTTGATCAAGACCGGTTTTATCTTGAATGAGGTGCACATCGAGGTTAACAACGACACATCGTTTCCCCATGCGATGTTGACGGCGGTCCTTAGGACCTTTAGCTCCAATGGCACACCTCTTGGCCCCATCACCATATACTTCATATACACGAACGTCGGACAGAAGACCGTGAACGGTGCCTTCATCACATCCATCCAGGCCAAGCGCGGAGACTGTATTCCCCTGAGGAGTGGTGTCGGTGGATTTGTGATCAGGGACTACTTTGGCAATGTCCCGGCCCTCGAAAAATATGTTGACCTCGATAGACCGTACTGCTACAAGGCCAGTCCATCGCTGCGGTACAGTGAAAACATGCCAACGCCCAGCGAGTACATCAACGAGCTCGACATGTGCATCACCGATGCCTGCGTCTACCTGCAGCTCGGTCCGGTCTCAAAGGAGGATAACGATGCCTAAGAAAGTAATGAATCCGAACCTGGTTGCTGCCGGCACCATGGTTCTTACCAACCACGGTGAAAAGCCGATTGAGAAGCTTGTTGACAAGGTCACGTTCGTTTGGAACGGCATGGACCACGTCTACGCCGAGGTCAAGGTTGTTGACAAGTTTGGCATCCAGGACCAGCATAACCTGGTCACGATCAGCTTCGATAACGGTCGATCCATCACCGTGGCCAGAAGCTTCTGGTTCAGCCTCACCGGCGGTGCAAAGTGCAGAGCCAGATCGCTGAACATCGGCGACAAGCTCAAGGGCTGGAAACTCCCCGGAGCAACCAGCGACATCGCCGTCGTTACACAGATCACAAAGTATGGTGAGTGCGACACCATGTATTCCATCGCGCTGTCAACCTTTAACACCGTAATCATGAATGGCGTGGCCGTTCCTGATGAAAGGGGATGATCTGCCATGGTCGGAGCCTCCGGTTCCCAGCAGATACTCACCGCATCCGGATGGAGATCCCTAAAGTCACTGTATAACGCATACGTTTCCGGCGGGATCAACATGAGCATTGCATATGTCGAGCCCACGTCATTCGGCACCGTCAAATACATGACGATTCGACAGGTCTTCAATCATTCCATATGCTCTGGCATACGGCTCACGAGTGAGGATGGTTCGACCTGCATCGTGAGCGCAGGAGGCCTTATTTTGGACATGGCGGAAGACTACCCGCCCAGGCCCGTTGCAAGACATCCTGGCGACGCCAAGTGTCTTGTAGGCCCCAATATTGGCACCTCAGGCAAGTATTTGATAAGAAGGATCGATAATCGCGAGTTCGTTACGATCAACTGCTACAGTCTCCCGGTCCCGAACATGATCGGTAAGGGCGGGTTTGTGATCATCGAATGAGATCGTGCAACTTCAAAAGTTACACGCCTCGAAACTACTATATAAGGGCGCCGGGTCGGCATTCTGCTGACCCGGTGTCTCTTGGCTTGATTAGGCATCCGGTTTTGATTTTGGTCACGGGCGGTTCGCGACTGCCGACCGGATGCCCTCCTCTCGATGATAGACACTCCCTACTCCCCTTTCTATGAATCTTGGACCGTAGCGTTGTTGTATTAGACTAGCGTCTAGCCGATCCGGTATTGTGGGATGCTGGACCATCATGTTGCGGACCGGGGTATTGGACGTTCCCCGGTCCGCACCCCCTTATTAAATAAACCATAAGGAGGGATACTACCATGAGTGAACGAAAAGAAAGCTTCGGAGAAAAGCTCGCCAGGATCTGGAGAGCGATTCTCGAATTTTTCGGTTTGTGTCCAATGAAGGACCTCAATGATCTGCGTCAAAGCCATAAGGAAGCCACGGTTGATCTGGAGCTTAAGATTGATGAAAAGAATGAACAGATTGCCAAACTGATGGCCCAGTGTAATCGGTACAGGGATGAGGTTCCGACCGAGAACCTCCAGGTCATCAAGGACCTGGAATCCCAGATCCATGGCATCTATGTAACATCCAGGAACTTTGGGTTCCCGAACAGTGTCCCTCTTCCCGGATCGGCGACCATGACCGATGCTGGCATCATGTACAACGACACGCCGTTCATTGACCTGAACATACGTGCGATCGCTACGGACGAGGAGACCGCTAGAATCAACCAGGAGCCCGATCAGCGTCGTCGGTTCATCATGATGATCGATATCCTTAGAAACCGTGGGTTTCTCACTCGCATCGGTGAGAGGATCATCACCAGCGGTGCTGCAACAGTCGGGATGGCATACAACCCCGACTGCACCAACTATGAGGTTTACGTTGACGTGGCAGCCAAGATCCTTCCTGATGGCGGCATCGTACATATCGAACATAAACAGTAAAATAAACCGAACCGATGGCAGCGCATCGATCCGGCGGCTGGGTGTTATTCAGTCAACCTCTGACGAACGGCCTCGACTGGGTTTACTCTGAATATGGACGGGTCCACATTGATCAGGTCAGTCAAGGTACGCCGATTCTGGAACTCCATGCGGAGTGCATCCTCGACGACTCGTTCGAACTCACGACCGGTATTGTGTGAAAGCCATGTCATTGTTGGGATATAGACCATGGCGACCACCTCCGTTCCAATGAGTCTCTCCGATACGGTAATATCGGAGGCCGATGCAGAATCCAGAGAATGGAACTGATGATCCGGGTCGCGCTGCCGACCCGGATCACTTCTCTCTCATCTACAAGTGTATAGTATATATCTGAAAACAAAACAAGGCACGGGACCCCATGTGGGGGTCCCGTGTCTGCTATTATCATTCCGCAACGGCTCTTGCCGCACTGCCAGACAATAACCTTATTTCACTTCAGGTTCCGGCCATTCCTCGTTCTCAGGGGAATTATATGTCTGTTCAGCCTCGTCGAGTGCCTTCTGTGCATCCTCGTTGGCTTTGCCGTCCTGGAGCATCTTGCCAAGCGAGCCAAACGCACGGATGAACTCCTTGGCATGGACCGCATCGATGTAGCCCTCGGTGATGACGTACATGGCAACCGCAAGGATGTCCATGATTACGAAGGCGATGATGGCCGTCGAATTGCTGTCGAATCCGAAGATACCGCAGGTGCCGACAACCAGGAGCGCGATGCATGCCCAGAACTTGCGGCTCTGGAGCTTATCCTTGATGGTGCGCTTGGTGCTCACCACGTCCACCAGGTTTTCGGCGACGTCAACGATCTTATCGATGTTGGTGTTGTCGTTGATGCTGTTAATCATCCTAATACCTCCTCTTGATTTTCTTCGGTTTCAGGTGTTACCGGTTCTTCCGGCTCGGGTTCTTCACCGATGTCTAACGGCTCCTCATAGTTGGTTCCATGGAGCTTTGGACTGCCCCCGAACTTGGGATTATACTTGGACACGTTCTCCAGGGTGGAGGTGCCAAGGTATCCGAGGATACCGCCAATGATAACGGTGCACACGTTGCTGGACAGGGACTCGGCGATCTGTTCCCTACCGAACCATGCCAGCAGATAGGAACAATAGATCCAAACTACAGCATTGATGATGAGGAACCATACTAACTTTTTGGACGTTGTTAATTGGTTCCAGCGTTCCTTGAAGGTCGGACGCTTCTCCGGAATGACGGGAATTGTTTTCCGTCTACGCCTAAATAGACACATCATGATTACCCCCTTTTCCGTCAGGAATTTTCGGGCTGTTCAACCAGAATGATCTGGAGAATGTCGTTGGTCGCAAGACGCATGACGATCAGCTCGATGCCTGTATCGGTGACGTTGTAATCGATCCCTTCGCGGAGCACGTTCTGTCCGTTGTTGACAAGGTACACCTTCTCACTTGCGGGTTTGAAGTCTGCGATGGGAATGTCATACACGTTCTCGGCCGGAGATATGAAGTTCACGGTTCTGGTGACGAACGCACCGGGCGTGGTCTTGATGTATTCGACGAGACTGGCAACTGCAGCGTCGATGCTCTCCTTGAAGTTGGCATTGCCCTCGCTGGTCGTGGCGACCCAGTGGAACGAGCTCGTGGCGTTGCCGCTATTACCAACGTAGATGTTGGTCTCATCGGCGCTCGACCAGATGTCACCGATCGTGCAACGGATATGATCCGTCTGGCTCTTCAGGGTGTTGATGGCCTCGACGTCAAACCTATCCTGGATGGTAAGGTTGTTGTCGAACTGCCACTCGGAGATCGCGGCCTGGGTACGAGCGTCGTACTGGCCTGTCACCCAGGAGTCGAGCTTGATGGCGGAGTTGACGTAGCCGAGCTGCCACAGGCCCCACTGTACCCAACGCACATTGTCGCCAGCCTCGCCGGGAATCATCTCGGTCGTGGGTGCTGTGTACGGGTTGACCAGGAAGCCGGGATTCTCGTTCGGATGGATCTCGATGTCCGTGGGTTTCGTTGTGAGACCATGGGGGATAACCATCTCGCCGTAGTGGTCTTCACCGAGGTCCGCATAGGACGTGTCATTGCCAAGGAAGTTGGAGTCACCTTCAGCGAACTCGAACGCTCCGTAGCTTTCGGACACGTCATAGTGGCCATGGCTCATGGAATACCACACGCGGTTCGCCTCGTCGTACACGCACCAGAGATAGGATCCGGGAATATACCCTCCGGTGATAGGAGCACCAAAGTTATCTAGGATCGATTCAGCGGGTCCATCGAGGCACTTGATAGTCGGAGATGTCACAAGCCTGTGGGAGAGCTTGATGACAGCCGTGAAACCATCCCTGAGGAGATCATAGGAGAAGTCCAGGAGCAGATGCTGACCGTTCTCACCGACGTCCTTGGTGACGATGAACGGCGGCACGTCCTGGATGGCGCCCTGGAAGATCGTGTAATGGAGGACATCTCCGGTATCCAGGGCATGGGGATCCTGCAGGACCACCTGGTTCAGCTTGTCGATCTCATAGTCGGTATCATAGACCAGGACCTTGTTGTCCTTGATGAGAACCAGTTCATCCCTGGTCTGTTCGAACTCGGGGATTGGCACGACGTTGGTGGAATCCTCGGTCGCGGTGAAGGATCCATGGATCGTCTTGATCTCATAGGTGTAGGCACCGGGAACGTTCCACTGTCTGGGCAACGTGGTTGCGTCGTGTTCAATCAGAGTCGTGATGTGGGCCACGATGACCTCGTCCTTGTCCAGGGTGAACTCCTTGAACGTGACCTGGGACTTGTCTGCGTTGAACTCGTAGTCGAGACCATTGCGCAGCACCGTCTGCATGTAGTTCAGGTCGATGACGTTGGCCCTCTGTACCGCCGGGGGAACCGCCAGCGTCGACTGATGGTCTGTCGTGGCCACCATCTCAACGTCGCCGACATCGATGTCGTACACGGTCGCAGAAGACTTCGTGACGACCTCATATGACGTGATCTTGCAATATAGGATATCTCCGGGCTCCAAACTGAAATCTTTCAGCTCGATCGTATCACGACGACCGATCGCGAAGCTGTAGTCCCGGTTCTGGCGAAGGACCGTCTGACCATAGTTGACCTCGATGGCACAGCTGGTCTTATCGAACCCAGGGATAACGAACGTCTTCTCGCCGGACTCCTGGGCCGTGTACGTGTACTCCGAATAGGACGGCACCGCGATCTTCGTGATGTCGTTGGTATCGCTGGTGCTGAGCAGGATCCAGGATTCCATGTTGGCGTTCCAGACAAGAAGAATCGTAGTCCCGGCGATCTGGCCACCGGGGATTCGATTGCCGGACGCGCTGACGATGGGATAGTACTCGCCATCGTTGAAGGAAACCATCGGCTCAGCATCAATCTTGGTGTGAAGGGTGAGCAGAAGCGGGAACCCGTCGACCAACTCCGTGTCAGGAATGTTGACATCCAGGTAGCGATGACTGCTCAGGTTCGGGTGATGAATGTTTGTCGATGTTGCGTGGTTGAAGTGTCGAGTGTTGTTGACGAGATGGTTGTCGTACTGGACCAGATAGTTTTCCAGCACGCCGCCGTCCTCACGCCTGAGGATATTGTCGGTGATGGTCTGGGGAAGCATAGTATCCCAGGAACCGTTCCGATAACGGCGCATGCGAATATATCGATTCAAAGAGACCGCCTCCTTTAGATATTCACGATTATAGGAATGTCCCCGAAGGCAAAGGAATGGACCCACCCCGAAGGGTGGGTCCATTGGTTCAACCTAATGGTTGGATGTCCTGGTCCTCGATTAGACGGGGATGAGGATCATCTGGCCGTTCTCAACGTCGCCAGCCGCCTCGGTGGAAGCGTACTCGGTGAGCGCATAGAACGCAGCGCTGTGGCCGCCGAGGTGCGTAACGTCAGCCTCGACCTTGCCCTGGGCGTTGACGGAGACGAGCTTGCCAGCCTTGGCGGAGTCGCCAGCGCCGTGACCATCGTTCAGGCTGCTGTTGATGGCAGTCGTCGTGAGGTCGCTGGAGATGACCGCGTTGGTGAACAGAGCCTCACCAGCACCCGGAGTGCCGCTCTTGATGATCGTGGTGGGAATACCAGTGATCTGGCTCCACGCGATGGAGGCGGCGGTCTGCTGATAGATGTTCGTGTAGGAGGCGATCGCCGTGGGATCGCTGCCCATGTACACGTACAGGCTGTTGTCGTCGGTGAGCTTCAGGATGTCGCCCTTGTTGATGTCGTTGGCGGTCATCGTGCTGAGAGCAGCCGCGTTGGTCTTGACAACGACCTTGCCGCTCACGTCGGTGGGCAGGTTGTCACGGGAGACAGTGCCGGTCAGCTTGCTGGCCGCCAGAGCCTGGATGCTGTCACCGCTCTCGAGCTTGTCGAGACGATAGATGACGGTGCCGGAGGTGGAGCTGTCGCCGAGGGCGCTCTGCAGATCCGCAACATCCTTGACGAGGCCGCTGGCCGAATCGCCGACGGTGGTCTCGAGAGCCTTGATGCGGCCCTTGATGGACGCGGCGGTCGCGTCGTCACCGATCGCGGTGTCGATACCGTCAGCCCAGCTCTTGGTCGCGAAATAGGTGCTGTCATGGCCGTCGAGCGTGTTCGCATCGCCGGTGATGTCAACGTCGAGCTTGCCCTGGGCGTTCAGGACCAGGATCTTGCCGGCGTTCGCAGCGCTCGCGGAGGTGACGAGGTCACTGGTAGCAACGGCGTCGGACGCATAGTCCTTGATAGCCGTCGGCTTGTTCAGGACGTTCGCCCACTCGACGGAGCTCGCCTTACCAGCCTGGTAGGCAGCGATGCCCTGCTCATAGTTGGCGGTGCCGAGCTTGGTCTCGTCCTTGATATAGTACATCTGCTGGGTGTCAGCGGCGAGGATCGTGTCACCGTTGCCGGCATCGGTGGGATAACCGGTAGCAGACTTGTCGGCGAGGACGCTGATCGAGCTGATCTCATACAGACGCTCCTGAGCGCCCTGGGGAATCACGGACAGGGGCAGGGTGCCGGTGCCAGCGATAACCTGGGCCAGGTTGAGCGCAGTGTAGGTCTCGCTCTTCGCGGTCTCGAGGTCGCTGATGCGGCCCTTGAGGCTGCCAGCGGTGCTGTCGGTACCAATGGTGGTATCGATGCCATCCGCCCAGGACTTCGTCGCGAAGTAGGACTTGCTCTCACCGCCGAGGGTGGCAGCGTCGCCGGTGATATCGAAGGCCAGCTTGCCAGCGCTGTTCAGTTTCACAGCCTTGCCAGCGTCGGCGGCACCAGTGCTCGCATCGACGAGGTCTCCGGTCAGGACGACATTGGTGAGGTACAGCTTGCTGGCGTCAGAGGCGTCGCCGCTGTTGTTGGTAACGGTGGTGGGACGGTTGGTCACACGGCTCCAGGCGACGGTAGCCGCGTCGTCGGACAGGGGAACCCACGTGACGGTGGTGCCGGAGATCGCCTTGACGCCGTAGACCTTGCCTTCGGTGGTCTTGACGATGTCGCCGACCTTCAGGGTCGCGACGAACGCCGCATCGTCCTTGCCGCTGTCAGTCACACCGGTGAAGAAGTTACCATGAACATCCTCGGGGAGCTGGCTGTTCGCCAGGGTGCCGGTGATCTTGGCGGCCGCGAGCGCGGTGATGTCCTCGCCGCTCTTGATGTTGACCAGGGAGGTGTTGTCGATGTACTGGATACGGTTGATGACCTTAGCCAGGATGTCGCGGACGCTCGTGTTGGCCGCGACGACATCGCCCTTCGTCCAGCCGGTGGTCTCATCGGCAACGGTGATGGCGACGCCGAGGGAAGTGATGTCAGACGTAGTTGCGAGATAGATAGTATCCCAATCGGTACCGTTGTAGCGGCGGATACTGGTCTTTTTGATCTCTGCCATGTTGTTGTACTTCCTTTCTATAAATTGGAAATGGACGTTATGGTGCCATCATCCGATGGCGGGGTAATTTGGACGTTACTGCTTGAATATGATGAACTGCACCACGTCGCCGGCAGCGGGTGTCATGCTGATAAGCCTGATACCAGTAGCATTGACGAGGTAGTCAATTCCAACCTTGAGTATGGTCTGACCATAGTTGACGAACAGTTTATCCTTGTCGGGATCGAAGTCCTCGATGTTCGTGATCGTCGTTTCACCGCCGACGGCAGTGTAATTGAAGAAGCGAACGTCGATCTTACCGGGATTGGCGACGATGTCGTCGATCCGGGCTTCAAGCGCCGCGACCTTGGCCTCGAGGGACGTAACCCTATCCTGCAGAGATTGGTACGTTGTCATGGGAACCGCGTCGGTGATTCCATAACCACTAAGGGTTGACGGAGTACCGTTTACGTTATCCCAGTCGACATAGGAGGCCTTGCCGGCGGTGTATTCTTCGATTCCTTCGGCGTAGGTTGGAGTACCAAGGACCGTCTCATCCTTGATGTAGTACATCAGCCCGCTGTCCTGGTCCTTCAGGGTATCGCCGTTCGATGCGCCCTTCGGATATCCGGTGGCGCTCTTGTCCGCCAGGACTGCGAGATTCGGGATGATGAAGAGCCGCTCCAACGCGCCCTCAGGGATGACAGTTATGGGAAGCTTGCTTCCGTTGATGCTTTTAACCCATGCGGCATCGAAGTTGTTGAACTTGCTGTCAATGGCCGTCGTTGCCGCGTTGAGTTCATCCTTGGTGGCGCTGTTCGTCTGAAGATCGGTGACATCGGCAACCACGCTATCCACGCGGTCGTTAACGGCGCTGATCTCCACGTCTGTGCCAGACCTGATATCGGCAATTCGCTGGTCGACGCTATCGGAAAGCTCCTCGAACCTGGTGGTGGTAGACTCGGCCAAATCGAGCACGTCCTGGTTTAACGATGAAACACGGCGTTGCAACATTTCAACACCGGCCAGGGTGGCCGAATCTCCAGACTCGTTGAGTACCCATGCGTCCAGCTGCTCATCATATATAAGCATTATACTATTGTTCTCCGCGATCGCGTAGTCGATCGGGTTGCCGAACTCATCCACCATGGATCTCTCAACGCCGTTTACGATGACCTTGGAGTTGGGTTCCAGACCGTTGACGAGCTTCACGGTGAACGTGACCATGTCTTCAACCTGGATGCCAAGATCAGCCTCGATCCTATCCGTGAGCTCGGACGTGATGTAGGGCCCAAGGCTGTAGTAGGCAACCCAACCATCGAACTGGTGCTGCTCACCGTTGTAGACCCCGTAGTATGCGGTGTTGTTGACCTGGTCCATGAACCTGGCCAGCACCGTTTCCTCGTCGTACTTCACGGCGATGAAAATACCCTTACTGGAGGGCCATTCAACGGAGTCGGATTCGATCGGTCCGACGAAGGCGGACGGTACATGGGTCATGTGGGATACGATCGTATCCGGGGTGGTGTTCGGAAGCTGCTCCGGAATCTCCGTGATGTCCGTGTACACGGCGAGATCCTTCAGGAAATCCGAGCTGAGGTTTCCGAGCACATCGAAGTGGTTCATGATCATGCGCATCTGCTCAACACCGTTGGGTGTGACCAGATTCCCGGTATGGGGATCGCGCACGTACATGACCCCGGTTGAATAGTCGATGCCAGGTTCGCCGGGGGCAAGGCTCTTCTTATCCGCGTCGGTGGTTATCTCCTTCATGATGATCCGAAAGATGCCGGAGAGAAGGGCAATCTGTTCGTCCGTCAACGTGCGGTTTGACGGAATGTTGGTCAACGTTTCGGGCATTGGTGATCCCTCCTTGAATAGTGTTTACTGCGTTATAATGATGTCGAAATTAAGGCACCCTCCCAGAACGGGAGGGTGCTCTTTTACCGGGTTACAACACCGACCTGATATGCCTGGTTTGTACCAAACCCGGGAATGACGATGCGATTGTTCTCGTCGTTGGTAAAGTACACATTCTCACCGTTGATGAAGTCCGCATCGGAGATCGCATGGAAGGCGCTGAGCATGTCCTTCCGGTAGTCCTCGAACTCCTCCGGATGGTCCTTCAGATAATCGAGATCTCGCAGAAGCTTTCCGTTCAACACGTATTCTTCCAAAAGTACGTCGTAGAACCCCTTCTTGGTATGGTTCACAGCAACGATCGGCTGGAATTTACCATAGTCACGGTCCGTGTGTGTGAGCATACGCACGTTCGGAATTTCACACTTCCAGGACTCAACTGCGATCCGCTTGAGCTGGCTGAGCATGACATCCTTCACGGAGTAGAAGATGTCGATGTTGTCGATGACCTCGTCGAAGTTTGTCAGCTGGAGCATTCCGGCAACGGGTCTCTCCACGCCGTCATCGATGATCATCCCATCTACATAATCGTCCATCGGAATCAGACGTCCGTTGACGAACAGGATCATCCGATCGGGTACGAGGGAGACGTCCATCTGTCGATAGTCGATGACATGTCGCCATGCCCATTCTCTCACCAGGTTGCTCACGTCGTTCGACTCGTAGTCGATGTGGAACCTTCCGATGTTGGTGGAGTACAGTACACCAAGGTCGGTTGTGTCAATGTTGGCAGTGGTCACCACGTGGGGTCTTCCATTGTATAGCCTTTTCAGTCCAAGGTCCACATTGTCACTGGCCGTGATCAGTCGACGGTAGAAGACATTAACCTTGCTCCTATCGATGACTCCAGAGTTGATCAGATCCGCAACGATTGACATGTATCGAATGCCGAGCTTGCCCCTGAAGTTCATAAGGATATCGTCAAAGGCAAACGCGGTGATGTTATCATCGTCGAATTCAACCAGCACCAACTGTTCGTTCAGGTTCAAAACCATGGACGTCTCATCAGAGTAGCAGATCCGGTTGTGGACATCGTCCAGGAACTCGTACCAGATGTCGCCAACCTCCGGGGATGCGGGCGTGTCCTTCCCGTAGGTTACGAGATGGGCCTTGGCGTCAAGGGATTCGACCAGTGCCACCAGATCAACGTCGTCGTAAAGTCCAGGGTAGTTCTCGTAGAGATAGGATAGCACCACCCGGTTGAGGTAGTCCTGCACGGTGACGTTGGGCGTGTTGACCCAGGCCGTGGCACCGTCCGGATCGACGGGCTCGTTTTTAGATACGATGATCTCAACGTTGTGGCGGATGGCTTCCTCCTTGGGAACCTCGCCATCGATGACCGCATTGATGTCGTTGTACGTGTCATAGAAGTATTTCGTACGGAGCACCATGTACATAATCTCGTTGAGCATGGACTCGGACATGCCATCCAGATACGAGTTCCACTTTTCCTTCACGGTCGTGTATTCGGTATCGGATCCATTATTGAGGAATTCCGTTATCAGGTTCACCTTGGTGTCGGTCGGAATCTTGGCGATCGTTTCCATCGTGATGACGTTTCCGGCACCGTCTAGGAAACCAAAGCCGGCATCCTCGGTGTTCAGATAGACGTCACCGTCATCATAGGTGCTCGACAGCGGTTGACCTTCTCCGGTGTAGTACTCGGTGATCGGGTCTTCGGCCTGGGACGAATCACTAACCTCGACGACGATGTCGTTCGGGAGAGGATCGCTGGTTAGTGTGCTCACGGGGATGCTGTTGTAGGTCGAGGTCTCCGCACCGGCGGGTAGATCCATGCCAATCGGAATCTGACGACGCTCCGCCTCGTGGACGATGTAGGTCATCATTATATAGTAGTAGACCTCGTAGGCGTCATCGCTATTCACCTTGAGGGAATCCAGCGCACGCTTCAGATCCTCGGGCAGGTTATGCAAATCCAAACCAAGGATCTTGATGATGTCCGGTGCATCGATCGGTTCGGATCCGGACAGCACTTCGTACCAGGGGATATCCTGGTCAGGAGGTTCGGAGGACGACACACGGACATACTCCTCGCCTTCGACGGCATCGTCAACGGCACCCTTCAGGATAAGAAGGTTCCGATAGAGTCGATTGACCTTCGTGTGGAGATCGAGCAGGTTATCGGTGTTGATCCATTCACCAAGGTTGTTAATCACGGTGTCTTCCGCCGTGTTGAACTTCAACAGCGCAATCCGATCCTTGTCAACGTTCTTATCGTGGATGACATAGTACGGAACGCCGTTGGGATTCTCCCTCAGACCATTGAGATACACGACCTCGTAGTCACTGTAGATCCAGCCGTTGTGGAACAGTATGTCACGATACCCTTCGAACGGTGCGATGATCCTGATAACATCCTCGGTTGTGCCATCCAGCCTGGTGATGGTGCATTCTTCGACATAGGGTTCGCTCCAGTCCGAATTATCGAGCACCAGGAAGTCAGACTGCTCATCGCCGAACTTCGGGAAGTACTCGCCGAGTCGATAGCAGAACGGTGCAAGCTCCTTGAACTTTTCCAGGATCTCCTCGTCGGTGTCATCGTTACTGATGACAACGTCACAGGGAGTCAGACCGCTCAGATGCGGATCGTCTGTATCATAGGGATCGGCGATGTCTAGATATTCCGGATACAGCATGATGCGGGTTGCCTCCGGGCAGGGAACCTCACGGGCACCGTCGCTAAACACGCGGACGACACAGTCCTTGTCTACCCTAACCATCGGATAGAACAGCGTGTTGATGGGATACTCGTCATCGTCATCGACGTAGATGTTCGAGTACGCCACCTTAAGCTCAGGGCTGTGGAGACTGAACGTCTCGTTGGCCTTGACGTTGTGGGCGCTCACCATGTTCCAGCACCAGAACGCATCCAGTGTCCTCGTGTAGGGAATCTGGTAGACGTACTCGGTGTTGGACCTTCTGGTGATCATGTCCGCGGTGGGAATGCAAAGCTTCCCATCGGCATAGTAGAATAGGCAACACATCGGATTCTGCACCAGGTTCGCTCCCGGCTGTGAGAAATCGATGATTGCCGTGTGCACATAGGATCCGTCCTTTGCGGCTTTGACGTTGTAGCGACGGAACACGCCGCTATAGAATCGGACGGTGGCCATGGTACGATGACCCTCGGCGTCGTAGTCGTCGTACCGCTTCGGCAGGATCGCATGGTCATACACCTGGGTACTCACCCAGCTGATCTCGGACTGATTGATATATTCATCGCCGACCCAGATCTCGATGGCGTTTCTGTCATAGTCCTTGAACTCACACTTGTGGATCGTGACGATGGATCCGTAGAAGCTGAGCTGTCCACACACCGTTGTTGTGGACCCACCATACTCCAATGTGACGGCGCTTTCGGCGGGCACATAGATGTCATCGTTTGACACGGGAACCTCGAACATCGACGCCTCGTGCATCAGTTTTCGTGTGGATCTTACGTAGTAATCATCGGTGAAGAGCAACCCCATGCTCTCCAACGTACGATATAGTCTGCTCTTGGCTGTGATGTTGGATACCAACACACGGATTCCTCCTTTCAATGCGGAATGGAATGACGGGAGGGAGCACCGTCCCTCCCGTCATCGTGTCACTGGGGTCCAATCAGCGTCTGCATGCGACGATACATGTCGGTGCCGCGGTTCTTCTCCATGACGGGCTCGAGGGCCATGCGGGAGATAAGCGGTGATTCGAACAGAACCATGCAGAGCGTGTAGATGTGGTATCCGAGATAGTCCATCGACATGGTGGTGGCCGCACCGTAGAGGCGGATCCACTTGTCCATGATCAGGTACTCGGTCAGACCGCGCATGGACGGATACATGCGCTTCAGCTCCTCCACGAAGCTTGACACCTTATCGAACCCATCCAGGTGGAACTGGGCATCCAGACTGTCGGTGATCATCTTGGACAGCTTCGGGAAGTACTGGTTCTTGTAGCGGTTGAGGAACCGACGCTGGCCCTCCTCGGTTCCGTACATCTGAACCAAGGCAAACTCGGTCGCCAGGTAGCGAACCTTGTCCTTGGTGATGGGATCCATGTGCACCAGGCTGTTGATGGCGCGTTCCATCATGGCCGCGTATACGAGGATCATGCCGTCGCCCAGGTCGGACGGCATCTCACCGCCGTTACGGATCAGTCTGATGCTGACGGCCGCGGCGAAAATGGCGGCGATCAGGCCGTTGTAGTTACGACCCTGGACAACCTCATACTTGCCGTACTGGTTAAGCGTCAGGAAGTCGCTTACGTTGACGAAGATACGAGCCTTGGATCCGGCGCCCTGGACGATGTAGGGGATGGCGGTCGGGATCTTGTACTCCTCGGAATAGACAAGGTTGACTACGCCGGTCTCGATCAGCTGGCGGAGCGTCTTCTTGCAGCTCAGCCTGTAGTGCGGGCCCTCGAAGAGCTCATATTGGACGGTCTTGTCGAGCTGGTTGAACTGAACCTGCATGAAACCCTGGTCAGACAGGACCATGCGAGGAATCACGTCGACCATGCGCTGGCCGTTGATCACAGTGTTCTTGTTCGCATATTGGAAAATCTCGGAATCACCGAGACGGTAGAAGATCCTGCGATCGGCCACGGCTTCGTTCATCGTCGGATCATTGACGACGCGGGAAAGCGAGGGCAGAAAATCCCTAACGTTTGACATTTGGTGTCTCTCCTTTCAGAACGGTGATGCTACCGAATTGTTAACTATAGGTATGTTCCAAAATCCAATGCTCCGTGGAAATCTATATAAGGAGATGGTAAACAACCATGGGCGATTACAAGTATAAACTGCGTAACATTGGGAGAGCTGCGGACCAGGCCACCCGCCATGAAAGAATCAAGGAACAGAGTGAGCGGTCCAAAACATATCACTGCATATCATGCACAAGATGTTGCGTTACCCCGATCGTCAAGACCCCGGAGGAATGCGAGATCGTCGGAGAACATCCGCAGATCCAAAGGGTGGTAGACGTTGAAATTAAATGTACCCTTGGAGCCACGGTATCATCGCTCAATGGGAAGGTGCTCTGTGAGGCTGGTAACCGGGATCGGAAATCCATCTGTGGAAACTGTTTCTACGGAGAGCCGATAACCTGTGAAGTGAAATCTGATAATCCGAGGATTAAGAGCTTCACCCAGCTACACCTGTGTAGAAATCCACATATGGAAGAACAGTACAGTAAAGGGACGGCGTTCAAACGGTACGTCGGTTGCGAACACTTCTCTCCCAAACGATGAACTCTAAAAGCGGCATTTCGAACATTTCGGGATGCCGCTTATTGTTATTTGTTCGAGTGTCTGAAACGTTCACCAACATCGACAGAAATTAGTATACACCGAGAATAACGGATTGAAAAATTCACTCCTGAAGAGGTGATGCGATGCATATTGCAGGTATGCAAAAACTAACGCTTTTAGATTATCCGGAACATGTTGCGTGTACGATATTCACTCCCGGATGCAATTTTAGATGCCCATGGTGTCATAACCTGATCATTGCTAAAGATAAGGTTTCGAGCGATACAATTACCGAAAATCATGTCATGGATTATCTAGTAAAACGTAAAGGGATCCTTGATGGAGTTGCCATCACTGGAGGCGAACCAACACTGCAGTCCGATCTATCGGACTTTGTCGGTCGTATTAAAAGCCATGGTTTTAAGGTAAAGCTCGACACGAACGGGACCAACCCGGACATGCTGAAGAGCATGATAAATGATGGTCTGGTTGATTATGTGGCCATGGATATCAAGAACTGTGTCGATCGATACGCTGTAACAGCCGGACTTGATAGCACATATACTGTCGATGTAATTCAACGGTCGATTGCAGTATTGCTGGAGAATACGGTTGATTACGAATTTCGTACCACAGTCGTGGACGAGTTTCATGATGAAGCATCGTTTAAGGAGATGTCCGGCATGATAGCCGGCGCAAAACGTTTCTTCTTGCAGGCGTACAGATATAATGGCGATTCGAACCTACCAGAATATCATGCACCGAGCATTGAACTGCTAAATCACTATGTCGATATTATGAAAACCACGGTAGAATCCGTTTACATTCGAGGCGTAGATCAGTAAAACAGGAGGCAAACGATACATTATGTTTAACGTTACTAAACGAGACGGTTCCATCGTTGACTTCGAGCTGAAAAAGATCGAGGTTGCGATCCAGAAGGCGTTCGACGCAACCAATACTGTCGCGCATCCGGATATTGTGTCCGAACTTGCGCTTCGGACGACGTCCGACTTCAACGCGAAAATCAAGGATGGATTCATCAGCGTTGAAGACATCCAGGACAGCGTTGAGAAGGTTCTGTCGAACAGCGGCTATTCCGACGTTGCCAAAGCGTATATCCTGTATCGCAAGCAGCGTGAGAAACTTCGCAATACCAGCAAAACTCTTTTGGACTACAAGAATCTGGTCGACAACTATCTGCATATCGCCGACTGGCGAGTTAAGGAGAACTCCACGGTGTCCTACTCCGTCGGCGGCCTGATCCTTTCCAACTCCGGAGCGGTCACCGCAAACTATTGGCTGAGCGAGGTCTATGATGAAGAGATCGCCAAAGCCCATCGTGATGCTGACATCCATCTCCATGACCTCAGCATGCTCACCGGTTATTGTGCTGGTTGGAATCTGCGCCAGCTGATCAAGGAAGGTCTCGGTGGTGTTGCCGGTAAGATCGCTTCTGCGCCGGCGTCCCATCTTTCGACCCTGTGCAACCAGATGGTGAACTTTTTGGGGATCCTTCAGAACGAATGGGCAGGTGCTCAAGCGTTCTCATCTTTTGACACATATCTTGCACCGTTCGTCAAGGCGGACAACCTCACCTATAAAGAGACCAAGCAGTGCATCCAGTCGTTCATCTACGGCGTGAACACTCCGAGCAGATGGGGAACCCAATCCCCATTTTCGAACATTACCCTGGACTGGGTATGCCCGAAGGATCTGGCGATCCAGAAAGCGGTCATCGGTGGTAAGGAAGTCGACTTTACCTATGGCGACTGCCAGAAGGAAATGGACATGATCAACAAGGCATTCATGGAGCTCATGATCGAAGGCGACTCCATGGGTCGCGGCTTCCAATATCCCATACCCACATACTCCATCACCAAGGACTTTGATTGGTCCGAAACGGAGAACAATCGTCTCCTGTTCGAGATGACTGCCAAGTACGGAATCCCGTACTTCTCCAACTATATCAACTCCGACATGGAGCCCGATGACGTGCGTTCTATGTGCTGCCGTCTGCGTCTTGACCTGCGCGAGCTTCGTAAGAAGGGCGGCGGCTTTTTCGGTTCTGGTGAAAGCACCGGCTCCATCGGCGTTGTCACCATCAACCTCCCGAGAATCGCATACCTAGCCGAGGATGAGAAGGATTTCTATGAACGTCTCGATCATCTGATGGATATCGCTGCACGCAGTCTGAAGATCAAGCGCACAACCGTCACCAAACTCATGGAGGTGGGGCTGTATCCCTATACCAAGAGATACCTCGGCACCTTCGACAATCACTTCTCCACCATCGGTCTGGTTGGCGGAAACGAGGCCGGTCTTAACGCCAGATGGCTGCGCAAGGATCTCTCCGATCCTGAAACGCAGAAGTTCATGAAGGACGTTCTGAATCACATGCGCAATCGCCTTAGCGACTACCAGGAGATGTATGGCGATCTCTATAATCTGGAGGCTACTCCGGCAGAGTCCACCGCCTATCGCTTTGCGAAGCATGATAAGGAGCGCTACCCTGACATCATCACCGCGAATATGAACGGCACTCCGTACTATACCAACAGTACCCATCTTCCCGTCGGCTACACCGAGGACGTGTTCTCTGCTCTGGATATCCAGGACGAGCTCCAGACCCTCTATACGTCCGGTACAGTGTTCCATACATTCCTGGGCGAAAAGCTTCCCGACTGGAAGTCTGCAATGAACCTTGTTCGCAAGATCGCGGAAAACTATCGTCTTCCCTACTACACTATGTCCCCGACGTATTCCGTTTGTCGTGACCATGGGTATCTTACCGGCGAACAAAAGACCTGCCCGTACTGCGGTGGTAGCACGGAGATCTATAGTCGTATCACCGGCTACTATCGACCGGTCCAGAACTGGAACGCGGGCAAGACCCAGGAATTCGCCGATCGTTTAACCTACAACATCGGCGCGTCCAGATTGACCCATACCGGTCCGATCAGCGAGGATCCCGGTTCGTTGGTTCCGCAGAAGGGGAACACGAATGACGAGTGCTCGATGGTTCCGCTGCTTGTTACCACGGAGACCTGCCCCAACTGCACCATGATCAAGGGTTACATGGATGAAAAGGGCTACCCGTACAAGGCTGTTCTCGTTAGTGAGAACGAGGATCTTGTGAAGAAGTATAACATCATGCAGGCGCCGACCCTCATCGATAAGGATCAGACATATGCTGGCATTGTAGCCATCAAGAACCATATTGACGAGGCGTAAGATGAAAAAGACGTGGGGCGGATATCCGCCCCACGTTCTTAGTATTTGATAACAAAAAGAACAAAACACTAAAGGAGGGATTTCGATAATGAGTGATAAGTTATGGTTGAAGTCAGATGATAAGTCGGGCGATCCGCGTCTTGCGTGTTCGATGCCGATTAAGCTTCTTTCGGAGCATGCGAAGGTTCCGACACTGGCGAGCGACCTGGCCGCCGCATATGATATCTATGCCGCTGAGGATGCGATCGTTCCGGCACATGGAACTGTTACCGTATCAACCGGCATAGCCATGGCCATTCCCGAGGGGTATTTCGGTGCCATCTATCCGAGATCCGGTCTGGCCAATCGGTACACCATTCGGCTCACAAACTGCGTCGGTGTCATCGACGCAGACTATCGTGGCGAATGGAAAGTGATGCTTTTCAACGATAGCGACGTTGAGTACCCGGTTCTGACCGGTGATCGAATCGCCCAGGTCATCTTCCAACGCTACGAACATGTCGATTTTATCCTCACGGATTCCCTGGATACCACAAAGCGCGGATCCAACGGGTTTGGATCGACAGGAAAGAATTAAACATCATGAAGATATATACAACGTATTTTGCCAGGGTGAAAGACCTGGTCGATGAGATCGTCCCGATCTCCATCGCCTACAAGGCACCCAATGGGTTTGAGGGCCCGACCTATCGACAGCTTGCTCCCGAGTGGTGGATGGTCAAGGATCTCAAGGATTCCGGGGATAAGGGCGCCTACACTGATGCTTATCATCGCCGGATTCTAAATCGGCTGGACGTGAATAGGGTTCTCGATGAATTGTCATTCCTCAGCCAGGGCCACGACATCGCCCTTGTGTGCTGGGAGAAACCATCCGAGTTCTGCCATCGCAACATTATCACCAACTGGCTGAACGAACACGGACAGCACGTCGAGGAATATCAGGTTCCGACCGAGACTAAGGGTGCCAAGGCCAAGAAGGACCACGCCGACAACCATAATAAGATGTACATAAACGCGGATGGCGAGCGTGTTCTCCGTGTCACCGAGGTGATCAAGATTCTGGCCAAGGATCAGCTGGTCGTCTGGGCAAACATGCTTGGCTTCAAGGGCATCGACTATAAGAAGGAGCTCGAACGAACCGCAAACATCGGGTCCCTGTTCCACGGGATTGCCGAACAGTACATGGATCCGAAGCGTCTCGCCATCATCGACTATGAAGAGTATGGTGTCTGGGGATTCCAGTCCAGGGTCGAGGCCACCAACGCCATCAAGTCTTTCTTTAAGTGGCTGGATAACCTGTCGGTAAAGTATAAGGTAAAGTTCACCGAGAAGGTTATTATCGGAAAACACCTCGGTGGTACGATTGACTGTGGCATCGACGGGTTCAAGGATCCCGAGAAGGTGATCTTCGTGGACTATAAGACGAGCCCCAACTTCTATCTGACCCAGTTCCTCCAGCTCTGTGGATATGTCACCATCTATGAGGAACTGTATGGTGAGAACTCGGTTGAAGGTATCATGGTCATAACCGCCGACAAAAAGAAAGGTAAAAAGGCAAGGGCCATGTTGATCACAAGGGATAAGCTCGATCCGTTGATCAGCTGCTTCAACTGTCTGTATAACACGGCCATCGCAACCAGGATGCTTGAGAACACCTGGTACGATCTAGGGGAGGGCATCGAGTAATGAAAGACAAATATGGGTACTTTCTAGCCGTTGCGGCAATAATCATATTCGGAGTCAGCGCGCTGAGCCTTGTGTATGGATCGGGAACCGCCGATGCAAAGACCGCCGTGGTAACATCAAGCACGACAAACGTGGACACCGCCAAACCCGATGAAAACGATGGATCCCGGTTCCATATCAAAGATTCATGCAATCTGATCTCCCGCGCCGTGATATACGTTATCGTCGACAGGGAAACCGGGGTTGAATATGCATTATTTGGCAACGGTGGCGGCATATGTCCGCTATATAACCAGGACGGTACACTGCGCATCGATGAATGGTTTCTGGAGGAGGCATCATGATACAACCATCCGACAATCAGATCCATCAGTATGCCGAGGCGGTTGCCGACTGCCTGACGTTTCCGGATGAGGCGACCCGTGAAAGGTTTATCGCCAACCTCATGGCGTTAACGAATGCACTCAGCCTAAAAACCGTCAAGAATGAATTGAAGGAGCGTGATATGCATGCAGACAAATGAGACCACAGACGTCGACACGTCCACCGTCATCGGCACCCTTACGCTGCCATCGGCGGCAGTCAGCAAGGACAGCATCACCTATTCCGGCCAGATGACCGGTGTGTTCGTCAACCATCGTCCCGGAGATACACCGCCGGCACTGCACATCAAGTATAATGCGTTCATGATCAACGTGGTGGCGCCTGACAAATCGGTTAAGGAGTCCTTCAAGGCAATTATCACGTCTGTCCGTGAATATATGGTGGACCAGGGCGATGACACGTTCAAGATCACGTTCAAGTACAGAAGAGCGGATGCTGACCGGAATGCCGACGTCGTCGAGATTCCTCCTGTGGTGAGCCACATTTTTGCCCAGGGAAACTATGCCGCCCTCTGTGTCGAGGGAGAACCGTCCGTCGTGAAACGCTACATCGAGGATCGTCTCAAGGTGTTTTACCACGGGTCTAAACTGTACATCACGTACAAGACCCTAGATCTTACCAGGCGACTGGATCCGAACAACATCACCGTCATGGACGAGGAACGTGTACCCGTTGGAACGCTTGTGATCGGATGCGTCCAGAAGCTTCCCGACAAGAGCGAGTTGAGCATCTTCACATCTCGTGCACTCACATTCCTTGGCTTCCCGGCCGAGGGTGTGGTAATAGATTAAACAAGGAGGAAATGACAATGACCGCGAAAGACATTAAGAACTGGTTGGAGAGCCTGACCGAGGAGGAACTGGACTTGGAGGTTTTCGCCGGCTCCCCCAACGAGGATGGCGAGTACATGCCCGTTGAGAAGCTCGTCATCGCCAAGACGACCGAGGGCACGAGGGCTGTCTTCATGGAGCCGCTGACCGACGCCGAGACCGAGGAACTCCTCGAGGAAAACAGCGAACCCGACACCAAAGAACCCAAAACCGAAGAATAATGGAGGTAATCATATGTACACGACTGATAAGGACACGAACCCCAAGATTTCCGCTCCCTGGATCACCTATGCGCACAAGGTCAACGCGGCACTCAGCGCCGACCCGGACATCACCGTCGATATTGGCGATGCGGACGTCTCCGGCGGCTTCCTGACCATCGAGATCATCAGCACGGACTACATCAAGTATCTGGCGCTCCAGGAGATCCTGAACCAGCCGGATCCGATCTCCGGCGTTCGTATTGACATGCGGTTCACCTATGCCGGTACCGACCGTGACCGCAAGATCTCCATGCTGAAGGCCGCGCTCGGCGGCAATCGCTACTTCAACTCAGTGTTCCAGACCAGTGATCCCCGCGATGAGACCGTCAAGTACACCTTCGCGCTGTTCAACAACGAGATCGTCCAGTACTTCGACGACGACATCAGCGACTACTACGGCTGCGACAACATGGTCCCCGAGGACCTGTTTCGTGAGGTCCTGGAGGATGATCCCGAGATCCGGCTGTGCCAGGTCCACAAGGATGAGTAACGATGGAAGTCACATGCGAAAACGTCGGTAGTAAACGGGTACATGGCGTATCTCTTGAGGACAATCGCACGCGAATCGCAAACTTCGCCAAGTATACGGATAACTGGAACGGATATGGGGCCAAGGCGTTTGATCCCGTGTTTCTCGATCAGGTTCTCAATGGGATCATATCCGACCTAAAGCCGCAGCCTGAGATATACCCGCTCCCCGATGGAGGACTCCAGCTGGAATGGAAAAAGAGCAACGGTGAATACCTTGAGCTCGAGATTCATCAGGGTGACACTGAGCATAGGTTCTTCCACATGCCGGCGTCTGATTCCGGCGATGGTAGCTATTGTGTTAAATCCTATGGCAGCATCTATATCAACGAGACCGTTCGTGGGTTCTATGCTCGTGAGATTGGTCTAATAACCAAGATGTGGTCCATCATGCCGAAGGATGACTTCAGAGCTGTCACCGAGTTCCTGCTAAGAACTGATCCGGAGGCAACGTGTTGGCCCTACGAATATGTTGCCGATACGATGAAAGCGGCGACAGGACGCACGGTCGCTTCGGAATCAACTACACGCCCGAATGACGGCTAAACCAAAACATACTACCCCGATGTCAGAACCTTGGCATCGGGGTAATACTAACTTCATATAATACGGGGGAAGAAACCATGAGCTATGCTGACCATCTCTTTGTGGAAAACTGCACGAAGATCATCAATGAGGGCTACTCGGACGAGCTGTTCGACGTTAGACCCAAGTGGGCGGACGGAACACCTGCCCATACCAAGAAACTGCTCTACGTGAAGGACAGCTACGATCTTCAGCGGGATCCCATCCCGATGATCACCCTGCGCAGGCAGTTCTTTAAGGGTGCCGTGGATGAGATCCTGTGGATCTACCAGCGCCAGACCAGCAAGCTGTCCGAACTCAACTCCAATGTCTGGGATAGCTGGGATGTTGGCGACGGCACCATTGGCAAGGCCTACGGATACCAGATCGGCGAGCTGTCCAAACATCACAAGTACAAATCCACCGACATGAGGGAGCTCGACTCCGGGTTCTACGGTAACTTCAAGGTTGATCCGGTGGATGGTTATGTCTATCTGAACCAGATCGGCGCGGTGCTCTGGGACCTTAAGCATGATCCCGGTTCCCGTCGCATCATGACCAACACCTACAACCATGCGGATCTCTGCGAGATGGGCCTGTCTCCTTGCGCGTACTCCGTCATGTTCAACGTGACCAGGGATACCAGCGGTACCTATCTGAACGCCATCCTGTACCAGCGTTCCCAGGACATGCTCACCGCCAACGGTTGGAACGTGATGCAGTACGCGGCCCTTGTCCAGATGATCGCCCAGGTCGTCGGCATGAAGCCCGGCCGTTTCGATCACATGGTGGCGGACATGCACATCTATGATCGCCACATTCCGGTAGTCCAGGAGCTGATTGATACATACTGGGCCGGAGTATCCATCAAGTCGATAGCAGGAATGGGCAATCATGACCTCTCATATGCCAATCCCGGTCTCTGGATCAATCCGGATGTGAAGTCCTTCTTCGACTTCAAGCCGGAAGATCTGAAGCTCATCAACTACCGGACCTGTGAGTTCGACCACAAGATTGGTAACGGCGAAGGTTGCGATATCGAAGTGGCGGTGTGATATGACAAACAACGGTTCAGTGATTACGGTTCCCAGGCTCATAAAGGCCTGGGAACCTAATATCAACAACGGCATGGTATACTATAAGCTGGAAGCGGCCATCATGCGGTATTTATATGCCCATCGTGACCTTGGTGCCTTCGTCCAGCTTGGTGAAGATCTGGACACTGCACCCCTTATGGAGAAGATGTACATCAGACCAGAGAAGACTGTCGGCTATATCGTTGATATTGACGATGACCGTGTCGTTCTTGACGTTGCCAGTGACATGATTGATCTGGTATGGAAAAATGTCAAGACCTGTCGCGTTGGGTTCATGTATACAGTCGTCGATGCGCAGGATCAGATGAGCGACATTCGGATAGTGAAGCCAATTCTCTATTTGAATCCGATTGCGGGTAGGAGGCAAAATGCATCATGATTTACCACGTGCATGCATGTGCTCTTATACTGGGACTTCTGGTGTTACCCATTCTTAATGCTGTCTTCATGCTGATAGCACGACGGATGCATCAGGAGGAATGCTCATATACGAGCACAACGTCCGCGTCGGATGATGATCGGACATGGGACATCCTTAATCGCATGGCTGAGTATGAGGATATACCAGACGAGGAACCGACCATCATCGAAGTACCCAATCTGGCCGAGGATAACGAGAGACATGGCATCGAGGAGGCAGAATAATGATCATCATTGGATACCAGGGCATTGGTAAGACAACCCTGTCAAAGAACTATTACAACTACATCGATCTCGAATCCACCAACACCTGGTTCGAGGAGAACGGCGAACGTAAACGCTGGCCCAACTGGGCTGAAATTTACGTGAACTTCGCGGTTGACCTGTCCGAGAATTATCACCACACGGTCTTCGTATCCAGCCATCAGGCCGTCCGTGATGAGCTGAAGAAGCGGGATATCTCCATGGTGGCGGTCTGTTGCCCGAGGCCCGAACTCAGGGAGCGGTGGATCGGTAGACTCAGGGCTCGCTATTACCAGTCCGGGAAGGATAAGGATTATCGTGCACTGATGAACGCGGTTGACCGTTACGAGGAGAATATCTCCGAGATGGCGAACTCTGGGTTCCCGGTCATCTGGATCGAGTCCATGAACTACGATCTGTCCAGGATTATCGAAGATGACGCCAATCGGATTTGGCCGCCGTTGGCGTCCACAGAGGTGATATAATGACATCCGATACAATGAACCAGGTCGTACGCCTCACCTGGGTAGGCTACGGTATTTTCATCGATGAGGAGTCGCCGGGCACGGATCCGCCATACATTAAGTTCTCCGTTCCGGAACATAGTTTCCATCACAATGCCAACGGCATCGAGATGGCCGGCGACTTTCTGGCAAAGCGGATCAAACAGACCGCTATTGAGTCTGGATTCCCTGCGAACACCAGGTTCATGTACAAGATTCGCCAAGGGGACAACTGGACGGAGGGCAACAAGAACCAGGCCGAGGTTGCCATGCGTGCATGTTTTCAGACCGGAGACTCACGACCGTTTGATCTATTCCGACAGAATCATGCCAAAGAATGGTCGTCTCCGGCCTCGGAAGGCAGCCGCATGCATGTGCGCCACTCGGAGTATGTCACCGGCAATTCTTCGAATGGTTATACCGCGGATGATCTTCGCCGCATGTTTAACGAGAAACTCCATGCGAACGAATCACATGCAAATGATAACGTAATTCTGGATGTTACAAACTACGCGGAGGATCATAAATGAATGCAATGGTCATATGTGATTCCAAGAATGGCATAGCCCGGAACGGTGATCAGCCGATCCATATCCCGAATGACCTGAAGCGGCTGCGAGCCTTGACCAAAAACAGCACGGTGGTCATAGGACGCAAAACCGCAGAGGTTATCGGCAGTCCACTCGTGGATCGTACCAACATTCTAATTTCCAGCAACCCCGGTGCTCTTGGACCCCAATATAAGGGGTTTCAGGCGATGACTTTGCAAAAGTTTCTCGATGATTGGTACATGTACAACCAGGGAACCGACTCGTGCTGGCTTCTTGGTGGGGAGCAACTCTATCGAAGCCTTATCAGGAACTGCGACCGTGTATACATGACCAGGGTCGATGAAGATCTGAAATGTGATCAGTTCTTCCCGAAGCTTTCTCGGTTGCGTTGGGCGGTTGAACTTGTTGGACATCCGATGATCTATGTTGATCATGATGGAAACGAGCACGTCTATCATTTTGATGTATACCGAAGAAGAGGTGTATCATGAGACCCCCACTATTCTGCGCCAGCATCGATCATCTGATGACACGGGAAGAACGGCTCATGGCCATCGACATGGATACCAAGCTTCTAGACGAGGTGATGACCTCCGAGGGCGAGAGCGAGGGCATGGCCTGGTTTATTGCGGATCTGGCCGGATTTGCCATCACCCAGGCTGACATGGAGTACAAGGCCGAGGGCCATGAGAACGATAATGATCCCCAGGCCTATGCCAATCGCATCGTTACCATGGCCCAGATGATCTGGGACGAGTTTGTCAACTACCTCAAGGACACCAGAGACATTGAACTGCACCCGATGTCGATGCTTCAGGTCCTCCTATCGATCTACATTGATCAGGAGGATACCCCGATCGTAGTCACGATTAAACGTGCCATCATCAACCAGATCGAGACCATGTACAAGGATGCGCCCGAGGAGCTCAAGACCGTTGAGGTTCCGGACATCCCGGAAATCAACAACAGCACCGATCCTGATGGGCTACTGAAGAGTTTCTTTCAGCTTCTTTCAGACATCGGAACGTTCCACCGTAACCGGAGCGAGTACACGACCGACGAACAGCGGAATCTCCACGATCGCATCATTGCGACCTATTACCGACTCGGCGAGTTGAATTTTTAGATATATACTATACCAGTGATGAAACCGGAGGCTAGGATGATGTTTATCCAGCCTCCGGTCAATCAAATTAACGGTCGTTTCTGTTTCCGATTCGGCCGATCAATCATGTAAGGAGGATGCACAAATGAAAGCAGAAGAATTCAGAAGACGGTTCGCGGAATGCATAAACGATGCGGAACCGCCCCAGCAGGTGGTCGTCAGCCACATGGATCTTGCCGGGCATCTTAATGTCGACTCTATCCGCGCCTCGAGAGGTTTCGATGAACGAACCGATACGCCGTTCAATGAAATCACCATCGACGTGGATATTCCGCAGGATCTACTCAATGTCGGCAGCGAGGCGCGAACCATCATCGACCATACGATCCATTCCATCAGGACCCTTGAGAATGCGTACAACTCGGACATGGTAACAGGTATCGCCGCGGATCTTGAGCGGCTCGACCGCATGGTGATCAACCTGGCCGTCATGGCTGGCATCAACCGTCTCGTTATCTCGGGCGCCAACGGCACGGGTCAGGAGGGATGATGTATGCAGACAATCCGTGAGGGAAATCTCTACTTCCTCGAATCCCCGTTCCACTTCAAACCGCCGACCGAGGAGTCGACCGAGCTTGAGAAGCGCCTGAGCTATTTACTCGGAACGGTCTCCGCCAGACCAGCGGTCGTCATCCGCGCCCCGTCCTGGTGGGACAAGTTCAACACGGTCACTGTCATACCGGCGTTGACCAAGGGTAAGCCCGCCATCACCTTTGGGCTCAAGGATCGCTATGGCCACATGACCCAGGCGGCATATCCGTTCGTGCCCCACAATCCGCACACCATTCCGGTGTCTCGTCTTGGTCGATACATCGGCAGTCTCGACCAGGAAGAGTTGGACGAGCTCCTGTATGCGTTCCAATGGATCCACGATCCGTGCCTCCAGGCCGACCGGGTCAACCATCCAGTGCCGAAGTGCTACGAGGAGGTGTTCGGCAAGGATATCCCCATGTCCTGGAAGCACAACAAGGACGCAAGGGCCAACGTGGATCTGATGATCGACAAGGATTCGCTTAAGGTCCGAAGCAACAGTTTCCCGAAGTTGAACGGATTCCCGCTCGGCAACGCTCTCAGGGATGAGGTTCCCGATGAGGTGATCCAGGACGTTGACTTCGTCGCCACGACAAATCCGCTTCCCGATGAGATGATTGAATCCCACGATCTCGACGATGAGACGGTGTTTGGTCTTGTGCGTGACGATGAACCGGAGCTCGAAGAAACAACGACCACCACATCGAACACGTCGGAGGAGCCGCAGTTTGGGCTCGTTTCCGACGAGCCTGTCGAGGAAACGCCTCCCACGGTCCCGGTCGAGAAGGATTTCCCGCCTTCAACGTTCCCGACCGCCATGTTGAACGAGGTTGCCGGAAGGTTCGACTTCAGCGCCGCGTACTACAACGGTGACATGAAGACCAGGGATCCGAAGTACCTTACCGAGGAGGAGACCCGCAATATCCGCGGGAACGCCACCAACGCTGAGATGGATACGCTCTTCGACTACTATCGTACGCTGACGCCGATGGATGCGTTTGTGCTCGGTCCGAGACTTCCGACAGAGGCTCTCCAGCACATCACCGGCTTCTCCAGGGCGAAGGCATCAACGCTGAAGCGCCTGTGTAACATCATGCGCGACATCGAGGAGACGGACTACCAGCAGAGAATCGAGGCCGAACAGGTCGCCATCGCTCAGATGGCGGCGGAGAAGGCCGCGAAGAGGGCCGCCGACAAGGAGGACCGGAAGGCCAAGAAGGAGGCTCAGACCTCACAGTTGGCCATGGTCCAGAAGTACCTCAATCCCGACAAGATCTACAGTATGACGACCGAGGACGAGGTCAACGCGTTTCTGGCATTGCCCATGGGCGTTGTTAAACGCGCCTGGACAGGGCTCAACTTCAAGGATTCCTACGCTGATGCGAAACGATTCTACAAGGCGGGTATGAAGATCTACGACAAACTTCGCACCGCGATAGCCGAATCCAACATTGACATCACCGAACCTTCGCTTCAGGATGCGCTGAACAAGATCCTTAGCGGTGATGTTGATCTGTAACAGACTGAATGGTAACGGGACCCGAGATGGGTCCCGTTACCGATTTGTCACGTTGAAAATTTAAGTATATATTATATAGGCGAAGAAGGAGAGAAATAACCATTGCGTGGAGGCAGAACCACGCGGCCATTTGTCGGTCGCGTTTGGAGACCGGCGAGCGCTAAGTGGCATGGCGAAATATCTCCTTCTTCAACCATCCCTCAAACCAAATTCTATTTATGAAAAGGAGTACAGAAAAATGGGTAAGAACAAGAAGAACAAGAGCGGCTATATCTTCACCGGCAGCGCTGCCAACAGCAGCAACAACAAGCAGAAGAAGATCAACAAGAGCCAGGCGTCTTCCGGCACCACGGTCGAGAAGACCAAGAAGCATCTCAACATCCTCGGCAGCAACGAGAACAAGCCGAAGAAGGAGCACATGAACCCGTTCGGGATCGACGCGGCGCTGACCACTGCGATCAAGCACGACCGCAAATATATCCGCTGCGAGGGTCGGCGGGTCGAGCACGCCGTGAAGCGCGAGGCTGCCATGAACAACATCAAGAGCAACGGCGGTCTCAAGGCCAGCATCGGCAACGCTATCCACAGCGCCAGCGCCGCCGTCAGCGCCAAGGTTGAGAACCACAAGGCTCGCGTTGAGAAGCGCGAGACGACCCTCATAAAGGCGCGCAAGCTCGCCCGGGGCGTCTATGACGAGGCCTATGGCTCCACTAAGGCCGAGAAGGCTGTCCAGTTCTGATCCGAGCAAAGAAATAACGGGCCCAATTTCGGGCCCGTTATTTTCGAGTGCTGGTAAAGTAATGGCTGAGTCTAGCACTGTATCGTTCTGGCATCGTTTGGCGTTGTTCTGTACTGTTGAGTGTAGGTATGGCAAAGGCATGGCAGCGCATCGTTCTGTGATGTGATGGTAAAGTCATGCTTTGTATAGCAGCGTGAAGTTTCGGTGAAGTAGCGTATTGTGCCACGTAGTTTATCAAAGGAGGTGATGAGATTGGTCCACAGAAACATCGAAGATCGCTATGTTGATGCCATTGTCCATGAACTTGATATGCTTGAGGAAAAGGGTCTCAGTGTCGACGGTGATACCCTATCCGACCAGGTTCATGAAATGCATCATCTCATCTTGCCCGGTGAGATTAAATGCCTCCATGTGGAGTCTAGCCTGATCGTTAACCATGTTGGTGCGGTCATGGCATTGATGACGGTCACAACGGATGGCGAGGACGCTGAGCTGACCCTGATTACGGATCTTCTGTACAACGAGCTCAGTAATCAAGGCAAGCGCTTCATCCTTGCGCATGAGGCCGGACACATTGTGAACGGTCATATCAAATGCGCCGATGGGAAGAAGGCTGTTGCGGCAACCGCATCGGAGTTGAACGGATTGATCTCACGAACCAGATCGATCAGGAAAGAGTATGAAGCGGACCAGTACGCCGTCAAGGTCCTTGGCAGGGACAACGTGATTGACGCCATGACGGAACTCCATCACCTCATGAGCGCAAACCGTTGGGCTGGGTTCGACTTCGATGAGCTCAAGAAGCGCCAGCGAAGAATAAAGAACGGGGCCGCCTAGGCCCCGTTACTTTTCCGAAATGAGAGTGAATTCAAGCATATATTATAGCAATGAAGAACGAGAGGAGCACCGGACCCGTAGCGGGGTCCGGTGCATATGATTTCTGATCGTCTCTTCATTGCCGCTCCGTCGAGTCCAGGTGGACGGCAAACAACCGGGACGGTGCGCTACCATCGCCCCAATTATTCCTATGTTTGTTGGCAAATCACATAGGAAACACCATCCGGTTCCGGTGTAAGAGGAATCGGGTAGGCCACTGACAGTGTGGTCGGCAAGCTCCTGCCGAGAGATTAGTTATGATTAGGGGCATAATCCGCCGTGTTTAGAGGCGGAAACAGGGGAGCAAGAGACAATGAGATCATTCGAGCGAAAAGTGGTTTCCACGACAACAACGGCCAAGACCAATCCCATTGCGGTCGCGGCCCAAAGGGAAATCACGACCATGGCGCTTATCAAGCGTCACAACGAAAAACTACGCCGCGAAGCCAAGCGACAGGCCAGGCTGGCCAAGAAGTCCTAAGGAGGTGGCAGTGATGAGCAAACCGATTGACATCGTTAACGTCATGGCGACAAACGGCAATGCTGACATCGCCAGACTGAACCGCACGCTCACCACGGTCGCTGAGGCTGCCGCCGTCAAGCGTTCACCCAGGACCAGGACCACACCGAGCGAAGCATGGCTTCGCATGGCCAACAGCACGGACAATACGTTATATCAGGACGTCACTGATAACTTCATGTGACGTCAATGGAAACGGCCCTTCGGGGTCGTTTCTTTTTACCCGTGAAGTCTGACATCGGTATATTATATGATTTCAGAGGGAGGCAGTGACATGGCAAAATTCACGATCGCTGGGGTGAACAAGATGATTCAGAAGCATCTCAAGGCCCAGCTCAAATGCATACCGAACATTGAACGGTTCGATGGCATGGAAAACACCGAGGCGCTGGCAAGCTGGGTCGGCATTAGGCACCATGCCATGGCCGGTCTTTGCATTGGAGCTCTCACGATCGACGACATGTCCAACGATGATCAGCGCTCCATCGTCGAGTTCATTTGGAAAACAACCAAGATGCGGAACAAGGTCTACCGGGTTCTTGGTCGGACTGATCTGATTGGAGGATCGGATGAAGAATAGAAGAGACTATAAGATATTCGCCGCCATATCCGACATACACATCGGTGTGAAGCATATACCCGCAAAGGAGCTGAAGAAGCAGCTCCGAAAGAACTTCTTCGATGTTCTGGATTCGTTCAGCGTTCTGGATGGGATATTCGTGTGCGGCGATCTGTCGCATACGATTCTGTCGTTCAACTCGGACTATGCGAACCTGTATCTTTGGTTCTGCACGAAGCTGTACAAGCTTGCCAAGCGCAAGGATGCATCGGTCATAATCGTTCGAGGAACCCCCAGCCATGACAATGCACAGCTTGACAATGTCCAGTACCTCGTGGACCAGGGCGTTGAAGAGGGTGTCGATTTCCGGATCTACGACACCTACGAGGAGATCACGGTCTGGGACGACTATAAGGTTCTAGTTCTCCCGGACCTGAAGGTCAAGGATGACAAGGAGATCGAGCAATATTTCAAGATCCCGAAGCGCTACGATCTGATTCTCGGTCACGGCATGATCGAGACCTTCCAGTTCGTGACCCAAGAGTCCGAGAACATGCCGACGAAGCAGTATGTTTATAAGCTCAAGGATCTCCAGAAGGTATGCAAGGGTCCATGCCTGTTCGGTCACATCCACCAGTTTGCGAACTGCGGCAACGTGAACCAGATCTACTACACCGGACCATTCACACTGCTGGAACGTGGTGGGAGATCGGCCGGATTTGTGGTTGGAGGCATCTACGACAAGGATCGATCTAGGTTCCGGGTGGAACACTATGACAACCCAGACGCCGGGGAGTATTATGATCTGGAGATTACACCGGAGATGCTCAAGGAGCTTCCGATCGATGATCTGGTGGAAGCGATCCAGGAGCTGGCCGACGAGGCCAAGGACAATGACCTGTTCACCCTGAGGATCAACCGCGAGGATGACATGGGATCGGCGGACAAGGTTCTGATCCTGGAAACCCGGTTCAAGCGTGATCGAAGATTCTCCATCATCAAGAAGATCTTGAGTGAGAAGGAGATCGAACGGGAGGCCAAGATCAAGGAACGTAAGGACAAGTACGCGTACCTGCTGGACGAGACCATTGAGCTTCCGGAGATTCTCTGGTCCTACTATCAGACCGACATCAAACCAACCATACCGGATCAGACAAGCCTTGCGGCATCGCTGACGGAGCAGGACTTCAAGGACGCGCTCGAGGTGAAGGATTCCAAGGCGAACCAAATCGTCGAGATCGGAATTTGAATATATACTATAGCTCTGATCACAAACGAAAGGAGCGACATAAATCGATGAACAAGCCACAGGTTGTTGACATTAAACCATTGATGGCCTATCTGAACGATAGGAAAAGCAAGATTCTGGAAAGCATGTGTCTGGCTGCGGATTCAACCAACATCGCGGAGAATAGCAGGGGAGCGCTGGGAAGCGCACTTGCCGAGGTTGAAATGACCATCACACGTGCAAAACAACTGAAACCGGCCTATGTGCAGTATGGCACATGGCGCCGGAAGGTCCCGGGCGCGCATCAAGTCTTTTGTCCCAGATGCGATGGGAAGGAGAGCTGTCCTCGCCCGTTCTGTCCGAGGTGCGGGCTAAACATGAGACCCCCGGAAGGAGTGAAACCCGACTATGTCTAAACCGGTTGAGGCCAAGATCACGGAGACGCTGGTGATTCCGGGCCGTGGAACGGTTCTGATCGCCGAGCTTCAGAATGCACACCAGATCGCCGAAGGTGATATGCTGGTGTTGTCCGATCGCAGGATTCCGATCCGCGCCATCGAGAGGCTTCCGTCCGTTCCCTATGAGGTTGGTCTGGTGATGGGAAACGGCGTGAAGCCTGTGGATATCAACTACCCACTTAACGTCATAATTGAGAAAGGAGAAGATGCCACAAATGCCTAGGGCAGATATGATTGAAATGAAAGGTGTCGTTACCGAAGCCCTACCCGGTCTCAAGTTCCGGGTGGACGCGTACATGGGCGACAACCCGGAGAGGACAACGAGCGTTGTGTGCGTGCCGTCCGGCAAGATCAAGACCAATTACGTCAGGATCCTGGTCGGAGACACGGTCGCGATCGAGGTTTCGCCCTACGATCTCACCAAGGGACGCATCACCTGGAGATATAAATAAGGAGGGGTCCATGAGCATCAGTCACTTTCAGTATTCGTATGCATACCTATCGTCCCACTACCCGATCAGTGTGGTGTTGGACGAATATCCGGGCAGGGTCTTCCCATCTGCGGACAATGCGTACTGGGCACTGATCTACCCGGACATGCTCAACCGTCTCAGCTATTCCGAGAACGCCGATTCCAGGGAACGGCTGAACACCATGAACGCCAACGAGGCCAACTGCGCTGGCATTCATCGTTCGATCGAAACGTTCAAGTCAAATCGGGCCCTTGCCCTCACAGAAAAGACAAAGCTTAGGGCGATGGAAAGGGTCACCCAAGCAAAATTCGACCAACATCCCACGTTCAAGGAGAAGCTGATGAACACCAGAGGCCACCGGCTGTTCAACCATAACACCTGGGGTGATAGGTTCTGGGGTCTTAGCGTTGACAGCAACGGAACCTGGATCGGTGACAACCACCTTGGCAAGATACTGATGAAGCTTCGTGCCAAATATTTGAAAGAAACGGGCCGATAACACGGCCGTTTCTTTTAGTCATTGGAGGATAGGACAATGGGTAGAATACTGAAAATGAAGCTGGTGCGCTACAACGGCGACAACACGATCGCCGACGACTCTCCCAAAACAGACGAATCCAGCACTCCCGTCGATGAGGTTTATGTTAAGGCACCGGAACCCACTTCCGAACCGATTGGCGAGGAGACTTAACTATACAATTCGTCCCACAAAGGAGAGTTTAGGGTACCATGGGTGTAAACTACATCAAGATGTTGAGCAACATGGATAAGCTCCCGGTCCACACCGAAGCTGATACGTTGGATATTTACTGCGAATATCTGCTCAACGATTCGAGCAAATACATCAACTTTGCAAACCTGACAAATCTTCAGGACTACATCAATCGAATGGATCCGAAGCTTCTCATGACCAACGACGGCGTGATGGCGCGCTACGAGTTTATTCGAACCTATCTGGAGGCCAGAATCGACCGGGGCATCGTGTCCCGTAAGATGTGCCTCCGATACGTCGAAGACAACGTTGATGGGAAGTATATGAAGTTGATCCGTCGGTATATTCTTGATTCGGTCGTCCCGGACCAGCTCAAAAAGAAGGACATCGAGTTCATCAACGACATGATCTTTGCACAGCTGAACGTCCTGTTTCTTCATGCGTACAAGGCGCCCGTCCAGCGCCTGTTCGAGGATCTGGACAACGGGGAGTTCGGCAAAGCCATCGACGACTGCACCAACGGAATCCAGCTGTTCCAGCGGCTGGTTAGCGAGCTGACCAAGGCCCAGAGAAGATCCAAGCAAGATAATCGGTTCAACCTGACCGACGAGAAGCATTTCAAGGCGATCATGGCCGAGGCTCTCGATCGTCTGCTGTCAGAGTCCCAGTACTGGCAGACCGGAATGCAGGGTCTGAACAACATGTTGGGTGGTGGACTTGAGAACGCTCGTATCTACAACTTCATTGGCGCGACCGGCGGCTTCAAGTCTGGTCTGATGCTCAACATCTGGAAGCAGGTTAAACTCTACAATCGTGGCCATGAGCACAAGGATAAGAACAAACGGCCGACCGTGCTGTTCATATCCCAGGAAAACAACATCTGGGAGACCATTCTTCGTATCTTTGGCATTTTTGGTACCACTGACAACATCAAGAAGTACAATGCGAAGCAGATCATGGAAATCCTGGCCAAGGGTGGATTCACCGTGGTGAACGACGATCTGGACATCGATCTGGAGTTCCGCTACTATGGCAACATGGACATCGGTGTTCCGGATCTCCGCGGCATCTGCGAGGAGCTGGACAACCAGGGCCGAGAGGTCATCGGAATCGTCCAGGACTACATCGAGAGACTCCGTCCGCCGATCATGCAGACCGATCGTCGTCAACAGCTGAACGACATCTCCAACCAGATGCACGACCTGGCGATCGATCTGGACATCTGGATCGTCACCGGTTCCCAGTTCAACCGCGAGGGCGTGGCCACCATCGAGGACCTCAGGGCCCAGGACAAGCACGACATCGGCAAGAAGGTCGGTTCAAAGAACGTCTCCGAGTCCTTCGGCATGCTGAAGAACTTCGACGTCAACATATCGATCATCATCGAATACGATGCGACCGAGGAGAGATATTGGCTATCGTTCCGTCGGTTGAAGTTCCGTGGTGACGACACCGACAGGCTCGACTACTTCTGCCAGCCGTTCGTCGGAAAGAACTCCAAGATCCAGCTCATGGTCGACATCAACGAGGATCGTCCGGTCTATCGCAAGTCCATGCTGGATGACATCAATCTGGAGATCATGGACGAGGCGAATTCCATGGACCAGATCACCCGTCGAAACCGTGCCGAGATCATCGACATGGAACCCCAGACCGTAGATGCGGACGATCTGGACATCGGCGACTTCTACAACCAGTTCCAGGAGGACATCAGTCGCAACACCGCCGTCAAGGCCGATGGCAGCGTCAGAGACAAGGATGGATTCTACGTGCTTATCCGTAAGCCAAAGAAGGATGCAGGCCTTGACCTCGAGGGTCTTCCCGGAAAGGTCATCAACGCCAAGATTGCATAAGGGAGGTATATTCATGGCCAACGACCATATTACGTATAACGCCGCCGGCTACGATTTCACTGTGCCGTCGCACGAAACCACCACCATCGGGTATTTGGGACCAACGCCCGGAACCGTGGAGGTCTGCTATCTCGATGGCCGTCGTGATATCTATCACGTTACCTCATATAGCGTCGGCAAGCGGGTTGCATGTCTGATTGATGATGATTACCGCGTCATTCACATCATGCTGAGAAACTGCCGTAGCATCACATACACACCCGATAAAACGGAGGAGTAATACAATGGCTAATCAAATCGAGGTCAAACTTGACCACATCAACGTCTACGAGCTCGAGGACAACGACAGCTTTAACTATGACGCGTTGCCCAAGGACAAACAGGAGGAAATCGATCAGATCAACGAGAAGTTCGAGAAGACTGCGCTTCAGCAGGTGCTCCATGACAAGGCGATTCCGTGCCAGTGCATGGCCATGGAGATCCAGGAGCGGGCAATCCGTCGGGCGTCCCTTCTCTCCGGCGGACGCAACATGCCGATCCCCCTGGAACTCACCCAGGACGACATCGACCAGAAGGACTTCGTCGTGATCATCAACACCGAGAACGGCATCTACAGTGATATCCGGTGCATCGTGAGCCATTGTCGTCGGTGCGGCGAACTTCACATGTGGGGCGAGCTGGAACCGATCGGAAACCTGCTGGCCCACTGCTTCGTGGATCATGACACCACCCAACAGCACAAGAAGGACCGCGAGGATAAGATCCGGGACATGATCGCCAACACACCGGTTCCCGAGGATGGCCGTCCCCAGTTTGTGTTGGAGAACACCGAGACCGGCGAAATGACACCTGCCGATGATCTGGTCCGTTCTCTGGCCGGCGATGCGCCGCTCCCCGAGAACATGACCACCGAAACCATCACGGAACCGAGTACGGATAGGTCCGTAATCAAACCTTCCAGCGGCATCATTCTGCCCGACTGACAAAAAGTGGTGGAGGTGTCCCGTTAGTAGGACACCTCCACACTTCTTCCGATCTTCTTAAGATATTTGTTGTGGTTGCTGGCAATCCTATCGCCACCCTTGGTGGTCAACAGGTTAAACAGCTCCTGGATCCGGTTCTTGGGGATCAGCCGTACGCTCGACTTCAGATAGAACCGGCTCGGACACTCGCGATTGTTCAGCTTCATGATGAGCCAGGCGAGGTCTGGTGTTCCATAGATGTCGGTGCTCAAAAGATGCGGCTTGCCCCTATAGTAGCGCTGCTGGGCCGAATTCACGCTGTACTCCACCACGTAGGGCATGATGAACCGATAATAGGTGTCATAGAGCGTACTCCCCATGATCACACGAGAGCCGTCACCGGTCATCCGGTAGAACGTGATGTTGTTCACGTCGTATTGATCTTCTCGATTGACGATGTCGTCAAGCGTCTTGATTACAGCCATCATTAACCTCCTCGATGCGATTTCCGGTTTCATCCCGGACGTTGTCACGCAGGAATATCAGGAACCCGTCCTCCAGCTTTCCCGACGGGTATACCAGCAGGAACTCGGCGCCCTTGTTGAACCGCACAGGACAGTACGTGCCGGCCATGAGCGGCAGGCCGATGTCATTCGTGCTGGTGATCTTGTCAGCGGTTACCGGAAAGTTCGAATTGACGAAATAGTTGGATGGCATGACCTGTTCCGACTTTTCATCGTTCTGTGGAGTTGTGGGTAGATACTCCGGCGAGTTGACGCTTACGTAGTTTGTACTACGGTACTTATCGTCCTTATAATCCCGGGATGCATACACCTTCATAGTGCTCCGGGTATCGGTTGTGATGTCATATTGATTGAGCATACGACGTGTCACCCCTTTCTTCTTATAGGGTTGTCAAAACCAATGAAACGAGGCATAACATGAGCAAAGTGAGCAAGCATAAACCGAAGGATCTAAAACTCGAGGGTCCACTTCTGCTGGGGAAGCCCCTTGTCACAAAGAATGATCTGACGGAGTCCCAGCGCCATGCCACCGAAATGTTCGACGAATGGTTCCAGTCGAAAAGGAAAAAGAACAGACCGATCCTGAGGATCGGCGGAGCGGCCGGTACCGGCAAATCGGCATGGATCAAGTACATCATCGACAAGTACAAGTTCGACGCCAAGGACTGCTATGTTCTCACCTATACAGGCCAGGCGACCAACCGGCTTCGTAAGGACGGTGTCATGGCCAGAACCATCCATAGCACAATCATGTACACGATCGACGAACCGGTGCTGGATAAGCATGGTAACCCCATAACCCGCCGCGGCGTTCCGCTGATGCGTGTCACGTTCAAGCCGGTCAAGAGGCTTCCGAACAGCGTCAAGCTTGTCATCGTCGACGAGGCTTCGTTTCTTCCGGAGAAGATTGAGAAGACGCTTCTTGGGTACAACGTTCCGATCCTTGAGACTGGAGATCCACTCCAGCTACCGCCCGTTGCGGGCAAACAGGTCTTCGGCGAAGATAACGTTGACTTCATGATGACGGACGTGGTGCGCCAGCACATGGACAGCGAGTTGTACGACGTCATCAATCGAATCCGTGTGCGTGAGAACATCGACACCAGCCTGTACCATGACGAGGTTCTGTTCCTGCACCAGCAGCCAACCGTTGAGGAGACGTTCTACCGGTTTCTTCCGTTCTTCAAGAACGCTGACATGATAGTCGTTGCGACCAACAAAACACGACAGATCATCACGGACCTGTATCGCAAGGAGATCATTAAGACTAATAGCCCCTATCCGGTCGAAGGTGAGAGGGTCGTCTGTCGCCAGAACAACCAGAAGCTCATGATCGACCAGTACATGCTTGCCAACGGCATGCAGGGCACATGCATGCACGACGTCGGTCGATCCGTTGTGGACGAGAAGGCCGACATCTATTACATGGACTTCCAGCCAGACGTCACGAAGGAGCTGAAGACGGTCGGCAGAACCTATTTCCCAAACCTACCCTGCAACATCGAGAGGCTCATGGCGCCGTTTGGTACGATCAAGCTTGACCTCAAGTATGCAACACCGGGTGAGCACTTTGAATACGCACACGCTATCACTGCACACCTGTGCGTTACAGGAGATACTCTGGTGTACACAGAGGACGGTATCCAGCAAATAGGTAGACTTGAGAACTATACCGGTAAGATTTTTAACGGTAAGTATTTCGAGAAACCGGTAAGGTTTATAAAGAACGGGTTTGGAACTATTAACGAGATACATCTTAGTAATGGTACCACATACAACGTAACCGATTTGCATACGTGCAAGGTTCTTCGCAACGATGGCATCCATGATGTTCTTGGCAAAGACATCAAACCAGGAGACGTGCTTCTTCAGAGAGTAGGTCAAAATTTGTATGGAGGTAATAGTCTTAGATATAGGTTCAACAATACTGAGATATATGCAAATCAAGACGTTAGATCGGTATACTACAAGTTACCAGATCATATGACAGAAGATCTAGCCTTATTGATAGGGCTGATATGTGCCGATGGAACTGTAAAACCAAATGGTAAGCTCGTTAGATACACTAAGGGAGATAGAGAGACTGTTGAAGTGTTTGCTAACTGCGTTCGTCAAGTTTTCGGATATGACGCTAAGATAAAGAAAGTATCAGACGAGAATGCATGGTCAAGTGAAATCAATAGTTCGATCATCGGGACATTCTTTCGTAATATGGGAGGGCTGAATCCGAACAATAAATACGTACCAACATGTATACTTCAAAGTGCGGTTCGATATCAGTGCATGTTCATACGAGGATTCTTCGAAGACGGATATGTACATTTGAAGAATGGCATGTTCGATATGGTTAATGTAGCATTTAAGAACCAACGAATGATCCGAGAGTTAAATGCGATGTTGACAAATATGGGGATGTCTCCGACATTCTTTTCACGAAAACCGACTGTTAATAGTATATGTAGAAATAACAGGACGCATGACATTAATGCATCTGTTAGTCATAACATATGTCTATTCAAGAAGGATAACTTATATTACCGCGAGCATATAGGTTTTGTCAACAAAGAGAAAAACCGCCGGTTATGGTTACATGATGACAAGTGTCTTGTGCGTGACGGTTCTGTTGAGCTTTCGAACTACGTGTATAGTCATTGGAATGGTATTGGGTGCAGGGAACTGAACAATATCAAACCTGGTCAAAAACGTAAGCAATCACGTCTGACTACTATTGCATGGCCAGCGTTACGAAAGTTTGCGATTAGTCATAAGTCGTTAGACGATGATACTATTGCGTTTGTCGATGATATATTATACAATTATCGGCATCTAACAGTTGAATCTATCGATCATAGCATCGGCTTGTCATATTGTTTTGAGATGCCAGACACTCATCAGTTCGTCCAAGACACTATACTAGGTGGTAACTGTCAAGGTATGGAATATGATAATGTACTATATATCGATAGTTACTCAAGAGACTTCGACTATCTGATGCGCCTCAGATACGTTGCGGCGTCCCGTGCTAAAAAGCACCTGACCTACATGATTCCGTACAGCAAGTTCGGTCCCTGGTTTGACCTGTCGCACATCGAGGAGCGCATGGCGAAGATCCAGGCCGAACAGGAACAGCTGGCCCGGGAGCGTGAGATTCGTCTCAAGGAGCTCAGCGGGAAGCTTGAGCCAGGCCATGCGAGTTTACCAAAATAACAAGGAGGACCATATCATGGAAAGACCCGGAAAGCGTAGCTACTATCTCGCTATTGCCAAGGCCGTGTCCCAGCGGAGCACCTGCCTGAGAAAGCGTTGGGGTGCGGTCATCGTCAAGGACGATAGCATCGTATCCACGGGGTACAACGGAGCACCCCGTGGTTGCACCAACTGTTCGGACCTCAACACCTGTTGGAGGGCCGAGCACAACATACCCCGTGGTACGAGGTATGAGGCGTGCTTGTCTAAAAACAGTGTTATCAAACTCCTCAATGGCGAGTACATGACCATTGAGGATATGGCTAATAGTGATAAGGATCAGTACTGGATATACGCAGTTGACACAGAGACCGGTGCAGTTGTTCCTGCTATAGCGAAAAACCCTCATCCGACAAAGAAGGTTGAATCTCTCGTTCGTATAACATTTGATGATGGTGGATACATTGAGTGCACATCAGATCATCTAATCATGCGTCGGGATTGTAGCTATACTGAGGCAGCTAAGCTTAAACCTGGTGACTCGGTTATGCCGTTATATTACAGGTTCGAAAACGCTAATCACGAATACATACATAACACCGTCAATATGCGTAAGGAGTCTCGCTGGGCAATATCTAAGTCCAATGCCACTACCAAGACTATCACAACGCATAAGCTGGTATACTCATACTGCAATAATGACACAGATTTGAATGGGTATGATATCCATCATAAAGATCTTAATCCGCATAATAATGAACCAAGCAACCTTGAGAAAATGCTGTCTAATGATCATCGTAGATATCATAATAATTTGCAAATGATGGATCCTAATTCAGCATTCAATGCGTATAACAAGGAACGCCACCTGAAATACTTAGCCACCAAACCAGTCCCATTGACTCCTGAGGAAGCCGCTAGGCGGAAATCAGAAAGTAGTCGGAGGAATATGCGTGCACTATGGGATAATCCAACGTGGGTCGCATCGCGTAAACCTATACAGTCTAAGTCTGCCAAGAAGCTTGCGGCGAAGTATAATAGCGATCCGGCTATTATACTCAAGAGGCGTAGGGCTATTGTGGCCAAAGGAATAAACCAGTTATACTGGAATATGCACCGCAAGGGTGATTGGTTCACGTGGGTAACCGCAGAAAACTATGATATGCTTCGAAAGAAGTATCAGTCACACAATGGTAAGGGTAAGGGCATTATCCCCTCGATGACGACTATCTTCAAGTATTACAATACATTCGAGGAGGCTCTTGATGCTGGCGAGCATTACAACCACAAGGTGGTATCTGTGGTGGAAGTGCCATATAACGGTTGGGTATATGATATGGAAGTACCAGAGTTCCATAACTTCGCCGTTGATATTGGCACTAATTCATGTGTGTTCGTTCATAACTGCCGTGCCAACGGTGTACACGCCGAGGGCAACGCCATCATTGCCGCGGCCAGGGATCGCATGATCGGTTCCACCATGTACATCTATGGATGGGACCGGGAGGCTGGTGCCATGGTCCACAACCCGGATTCGTGTCAGATGTGCAAGCGCATGATCATCAACGCCGGCATCGACGAGGTGGTCTTCGCCGAGGACGAATACATCAATCCTAAAACCGGGGCAAATAACTACAAGACCAGGCGCATCAAGGTTGAGACCTGGGTACGGGATGGTGCGGTTGAACCCAACCTGGAGGGTTATTAATGTCAACAACCATATAATCTATCAAATTTCAGAAAGGTAGGTATATGCCAATGACCGCCGCCGAGATTCTGTTGAAATACGTGGAGGCGCACGGCTGGTATTCCGTGGCGAACATTTACCACGATAACGAATATTCACACCAGCCCCATGGCGCCAACGGTTTGATCTGTGCATCTCCGTCCATGGAGGTACTTTTCACCGCCGGCAAGGTTGACTTTGAGAACAGCGACATCATCGATCACAAGTACGTGGTCACCCCGTACAAGCACATCGACTTCGAGCAGTCCGTAACCGTGCTTCCGTTCGAGCACATCCAGCGCTTCGATGCGCTGACCTTTACCCAGGCCCATCACTTTGAGCTCCAGGGCCCGGTCGGTGATTTCCCGATTCCGACGCTCCCGTCCCCGGACGAGATCATGGCAATCGTGGTCGATCCCGAGACCGGAAAGGCGGAAGGACATCCCACTGCCGTGCTGACCAATCGTCGATATACCGACAAGGTACGCAACGGCGAGGATGAGAAGTACGCCACCGAGATTGCGGTGTTCGATGTTCATCCCGACCATCCCGAGTGGTCCAACGACAAGTTCATGGGCCTGCGCATCAAGAACATCCAGACCTTCATCGAGAACCAGCGGCTGTTCTGCCAGCGCTGCAACGCGATGTTCGGAGTTTCGGACTGTGTGTAAGAAAATATGTGAATCATCCGGTGGTGGAGCCTGACGACGGCCCACCACCGGACTGCATTTATGACCATCGAATCAAAAGTGATACACCACAACAGTACAATAAATTCTGCTGTTGTATGTATTTGGAGCGTTTGATTTTTAGATATATACTATAGCAGTGATCCGGGGATGATGTGCAAGCATCAGACTCGGTTCAACGTTTTGGGTTGGCGCCAACACAAAACACATCTTCATCCATTCATATTAAAGGAGGAACACGACATGTCCAAGAAGAAAAAGAAAAACAAGTATTTCGAGTCCTACAACCTTTCCGGAAAGAAGGGTAAGAAGGGCAAGGGCAACAAGAAGGATCTGAAGAAGAGCATGAAGAAGACCAAGACCGTGCATCCCACCCTGACCAAAAAGGACGGCCGGGCGATGCGCAAGGAGCTCGAGAAGCCCCTGAAGGTCGACAAGGACTTCACGAAGAACCGCACCAGATGCAACCACGCCGACGGCACTCTCTCCGCCCAGGAGTATCGCAGCAAGTATCCGGGCAAGGCCGAGGCCTACACCCCGATGCTTCAGACTATGATCGACCTCTACGGCGAGGAGAACATCCGCATCTGCGATCGCTGCTACGAAGTCATGGTCAACCGCGATCAGGTCAGCGCCGATGACGTCAAGGCGGCCATCGCCACGATCTATGCCGGCGCCGGCATTGCCGTGGCCAACGTCCGCATGAAGAAGGACGAGGTCAAGGCGATCAACAAGTCCAAGAAGCTTCTCGATGAGTTCGGCGTTATCATCGACGATCTGGAGGAGCTCGAGGAGAAGGGATCCCGCAACGCCGGCGCCGGCGATGCGGAGAACCTGAACGACGTCGGCATGACGATCGACGACTGATCGAGCACATCGGCTCAATGGAACGGGACCCTTCGGGGTCCCGTTTCTTTTTCCGAAATGAGAGCAATTTTAAGTATATATTATATTGGTGAAGGAGAAGAAGAAAAACGTCTAGCCGGCAATAGTCGGCTAGCAGTTACTTCTGGAACTTCCGTCTGGGTAACCACTCCCAGATTCTCTATGATGATTGCAAGATCATAGAGACCCGCCCTAACAGGGAAGTTTGGTATGCCATGGTACAGAGCTAAAATCTGACCTGCTATAACGCTGATGCAGGGTGACGAACCTAGAATGCGTGATTAACCCGCCGTGTTTAGAAGTGGGATTAGGAGGAACCAGAAATGAAGAGCAACATCAAGAACCTTGTCCTCAGCATCGAGGACGATTCCATCGACGGCACATACGCGCGTGTCACCGTCGGTGAGAACGAGACACTCGTCGAGTGTCCGTTCTACTGCAGGTCAAGTTCAACCGGCGGTCAACACTCCACCGTCGCTTCGGTGGAGATCCGTATCCCGGCCAACCGCAAGGGTCGGATCAAGGGTACGGTGACCTACCCCGAGCTTCAGTGTTACGTCACCACCGAGACGCAGTTCTTGGAGGAGCGTATGGATCAGGATACAGCGTACCATACGGTTACGCGGTACCCGCTCAGACAACTTTCAGACCAGCTTGGTCTGAACTACCGCACGATGGAGAAGAACGTTGTGTGGTAGAAACGGTCCATTGACCTGAGCAAGTCTCTAAACTGCTTCGGCCCGGTTGACCCACCGGTAAAAGGGCGAAAATAAAGTCCTCCTGAATGGTCGTCAATGGAGGCACATATTAATACACCTGCTACGATCGGCAGGGGTGATTTAGTAAGTAGTGTATTCTTAGGATACACAGGGTTCTCATTGAGAACCCAACTGGCCTAGTTTAGGCTAAAGGGAACGGAGTTGATCGCCGTTTCTTTTACCCCCGAGTACCCCCACGCAGGTCTATTAGTTTTTGCATTACAGCACAACACCATTATGAGAAGAAGAACCAGTGAGGCCCTGGGCGTTCTTTTTTCGAATATATACTATATAACGGAAAAGAACAGAAAGGACTGAAACAAAGCAATGGAGAAACCAAAAGGGGGTAGAGGAAGAAAACCCACAAACCCGTATGATCGCGTAGGAATGATCTTCGGGAAACTGCGAATAACAAAATATCTACGGGATGAGTGGTGGTACAGTCCGGCAACCGGAGTTGTCATCATTCATCACCTATACGAATGCAAATGCAACTGCGGATCCACGATCGAGGCCGACTACACGACCCTCGCGTCCGGATCCGTAAAGGACTGCGGCGATCTGACCGTGCACAACCACGGCCTGGCTCGTCGTGGTCGTCGACGTGTTTCAACGTCTCAGATACGATTTCTGTCCAAGGAAGACATACCTCCGATCGAGGACATCACACTCATATACCATGCGTACAGCTACGGACTTCCCATATACACTAGATTCGGACTGGACGGTGCCAATGAGGACATCTCGGAGCGGCTCGCAGACGCACGGCGGGAATTAACCCGCCAGGGTCTGGACCTGAAGACACTTCGGCTTCCAACCGCCAAGGAACGTCTGATGATGAGGGAAGGCAGGGTCAGTACCCGTCAACGGGAGAAACTGCCGGAAAACATTGCGGCAATCCAGCGGAATGGAGCTGGCATGCGGTTTGGTCGATTGTCGATCATAGCACCGGACCATGCCGTGAAACGCTATGCGGCAAAGAACGGCTACCAGACGGTTCCACACCTTGCGGCACGGATCGTCACGATACGATACTATCGTGTTAGATGCGACTGCGGCAACGAGCTGGTGGTGACGGCCAATGAACTGGTGTCCCACCTACGAAAGAGCTGTGGATGTGCAACGTCATGGTCCGACGGAGCCCTGGCCTATGCCCAGAGTCACCCGGGAACCTATCGAGACGGGTCCGGGAACTACAGGGATCCGGATGGATTTATGATTATGATAAGAACAAAGAAAGGGGTATAGATTCCATCGAAAACGTAAAACTTGCTAGAGGAGGTTATCACGTGGCAAGACAATATACTGAAAAAGACATAGTCTCAATCAAAAGCGATAGGGATAGGGTACGAAAACGCCCGACACTATACGTCAACGACCTTGGTCCGAGCGGTGCTATCCACATAGCTTACGAGTATGTAGACAATGGTGTTGACGAAGTATCTACGGTCGACTCTATCGGAAAATCGGTAACTCTGATGTTCGATGATGCGACATATGAGCTAACGATCATTGACGACGGTTCCGGTATTCCTCATGGGTCGTTACTGGACGCATATACGGTGTTATCAACGTCCGGTAAATTCGATAATGACGAATCCACAGCATACACTTATTCAGGCGGTTCGTTCGGATTCGGTGCAAAGCTCGGAACGTTCCTGTCCAAGCATCTCGAAGTGACGTCGATGCGTGAGGGTAAGTTTCTTACCTATATCTTCGAAGATGGTATGCTGAAGGATACGAAGAAGGGCAAATCAAAGGATCATGGAACCATTACCAGGTTTACGTTGGATACCGACTTCATCAGGGTTGATGAGGTTGACCCGAAGGACCTGCAGGAAAGGCTCCATGAGAAATCCTACTGTTTCCCCGATCTGAAGTTAACCTTCATCCAACTTCATAATGGAAAAGAGGTTAAGAGTGTAACCTATGAGGGCAACACCCTTGTTGATCTGGCGAAGAAATGTAAACCTGAGACCGATATAGTAGAGGTCCATGATGAGCGTAAAGTCTCCGTGCTCAGAAACTTCACGGACGAGGAGATCGTACCCGTTAAGGTTATCGTGGATGGCGCATTTGCATATTCGGAGCAGGCGCTCGATGCCGACACCGACGCGATGATCGTGTCGTATGCAAACTCCATTAAGACCTATGACGGTGGTATGCATGTGCAGGGACTTAAGGACGGATTCGTGAAGTATTTCAAAGAAGTTGTCATTCCGAAGATGTCCAAGAAGGATCAGGAAGCAACCCCGATTACGCCGAGTGACATCACTGCCGGTCTCTGTGGCGTAATCAGCGTAAAGCTTTCCAAACCGATCTTCTCGGCACAGTTTAAGTCCAGGCTCACCAACCAGGAGGCCAAGGCGGCGGTTCGTGATGCTGTCTATGACATGTTGGTGAAGGCGAAACCCGGAAAGGTCAATCCGATGATCGACTTTGTGAAACGTGTCACCAAGGGCCGCGTCGCGTCCAAGAAGGTTCGTAAGAAGGACATGGACAATGCGTTCTCCAAGGATAGACCCCAGGAGTATAAGCCTATAGTCTATAACCTGAAGACAACAAGGCCGGAGGTTTTGCTCGTCGAAGGCAAAAGCGCCGCGGGTCTAGTAGCAAATGCCCGTGATCCGTATAACCAGGCGATCTATCCGATCAAGAAGACCAAAAACACGTTCGATGCGGACAGTGAGACCATCAGCAGAGCGGTCACGACGTTTAACGACGTGTGCGACATTGCCAACATCACGCCCGGTAAGAAGTGTGACCCGGACAAGTGCATGATGGATATCGTGGGTCTCACCGATGCGGACGTCGATGGCGACAGTATCTGGATCGGGTTCATGTGTCTCATGTACAAGCACTGTAAGCCCATCGTGGATGCGGGTCGCGTCAAGAGGATTCTGCCGCCGGCGTACTCGTTCCCGCTGCCGGGCAAGGAGCACAAGAAACAGTTCCTGAAGTCAAAGCGCGAGTTCTTCGATCTGGTGATGAAGCGGTTCATCAAGGAGAACACCGTCGGCATCAATGGCAAGGAGTTCAGCAAGAAGGAGCTCTATGAGTTCCTGGAGCGTAACTTCGACTATGATACGAGGCTGGAGATGCTGGCGAATCGCTACTGCTGTGACCCGATCGTCATGGAGTATATCGCCTGGAAGTACCATGGTGACACGAAGTCCCAAACCCAGGCCTATTGGTCCAAGGCGATGAAGCGTTATGACCAGGTTAAGGTGCTCAAGGAAGACGGCTATATCATCATCGACGGCGATATTCCCGGCGGTGACAACATCAACGTAATGCTTGATGAGCACTTTGACAAACATGTAAAGCGGTTCAAGGCGATCCAGGCCGAGAACAACGTGATCGATGTGTATATGATCAACGGCAAGAAGGGCAAGACCCTGTACGAGGTCATGCATCTGTTCCGCGAGTATGTTCCGGACGGCGTGGAGAGGTTCAAGGGACTGGGCGAGCTGAAGCCCAAGGAACTGAAGGAACTCTGTACGAACCCCGATAGCCGGGTGGCCGTCACCTTCAAGGGTGGATCGAACTATGAGACCACCATGCGCAAGATCTCGATCATCATGAGCTCCAAGCAGGAGTTTGCGGAGGCACGCAAGAAGCTCCTGACCATGTGGGCAATCGACAATCTGGATCTTGATACCTGATACTACGAGAAGGAGGTAACACCAATGGGACTTGTAAGAAACGTCAACGAGAACGGCGTCATGAAATCTGTCTTCCGGGTCAGTGACGACAAGGAGGCCCATGCCTACCAGAGCTTCGTTGACATGACCATGTCAAAGTGCCCGCGCTGCTACACGGAGCTGAAGCTGGCGCCCGAGGACATGCTCTTCGAGATCAATAATCCGCTGACCCAGACCATGGGAATGGATCTGGCAACCTGTACGCCGATCTGTCCGAAATGCCGCGGCCAGCTGTCCATCAACGAGGAGATGGATCTGGACATGGCGTTCCCGACGGCCGTGAACACGTTGAAGAAGGCGCGCAAGAACTACGAAGAGCTGAAGGCGAAGCGAAGCGGCGCCAAAGGAGGAACCAATGGCAAGCGATAAGAAGTACCGTGACGAGGAGGGGTTTCTGAGACTGAAGCCTAAGGTCAATGGACCCTTCATGAAGTATCTCGAGGAGCGTCGCACGACGCTCTTCAAGATACCAAAGGATTCGGACGTGTTCCTGTACAACATGGTTGACATCTACGGATCCGACAACATCGTTGACGGGTCGATCATCGAGATCGGTGACTACTCGTTCAACAAGGGCATCATCCATGCGGCGAACATGAACGTCGGTCGATCCATCCCCTGGTGTGAGGACGGCCTGAAGTCGGTGGAACGCCGCGTGCTGTACGTGATGCACAAGAAGGGCTACTATGGAAGAAAGACCGCGAAGGTCGCATCGGTGGTCGGTGCCATGATCGAGATGGTGTATCCCCACGGCGACGCATCGCCCGCATCCACCATCTTCCGTCTGGGTCGCCATAGATCCACCATGTTGCCCTATATCCAGGAACTGTCCAACTATGGTAACATGCAGGATCTGGAGCCGGCCGCTGCTCGATACGCGGACTGTGCCCTGACCAACTATGCCATGGACTGCTTCTTCAGCGAGATCGGTCCGAGGCGTCCGCTCTACGACGAGAAGGACTCCTACAACTTCCACGACAAGGAACCGATCTATCTGACGTCCAGGTATCCGAACATCCTGATGCAGTGGAACCTGGGCATCGGCAAGGGCGCCATGTCCTGGCTCGGGGCATTTAACTCGACCGAACTCTTCAAGGCAACCCTGACCCTGATGGATAACCCGAACGCGAAGATCGATATCTATCCGGATGCACCGGTCCCCGTCGACATCGTGAACAAGGGTGAACTGAAGGGTTGCTTCGACCAGGCCAACTTCCAGGTCAAGATGCGTGCGCCCTACTACGTTGAGACGGACCAGCGTCGCAACGGAGCTCGCATCGAAAACAAGTACACCATCGTCTTCACGGCACTGCCGCTGGGCGTCACCGGCGACCAGGTCGAGAAGGAGATCCGTGACATCAAGAAGGCCGAGAGGGACAGCAAGGCCAAACGTGCACCGGGCAGATCCAATGACCGGTTCCCGGAGATCCTGAACGTCGAGGTCATCGCCGATGACGAGAGCGACGGTGGTATCAAGATCATCATCGAATACGAACACGGCTACGATCCGAACGCGCTGGCCGAGAAGCTGTTCAAGTCGACGAGCCTGGCCAAGACCATCGGCGTCACCTACAACCTGATCTTCGAGAACAAGCCTGACACGCGGACTCCCCGTGAGATCCTTCTCATGTGGATCAACCAGCGCTACGATCAAAAGCGCCGCTACTATACCCAGCTGGTGCTGAAGGCTGCCCGCGACAAGGCCATGTACGAGGCGCTTGGCATGTTGGCCGGGTCCAAGGAGAACCAGGATAAGGCGATCAACATCATCCGGTCGTCCAGCGGTCCCGACGAGTCGATCCCGAAGCTCCGCAAGACCTTCGATCTGACTGACTTCCAGGCCAAGTGCATCCTGAACTACAAGCTGTCCGGTCTTCAGAAGCTGGACGTCAAGGATACGTTGGCCAAGCGCCAGGCCGCCATCGACGACTATAAGCACTATCGCAAGCTTCTGGTCAGCGAGGGTGCCATCAAGGATGCGGTCCGTGAGGAGCTCAAGGAGGGTCTTCAGAAGTATGGCAAGCCCAGAATGGCCAAGCTGAAGAACCTGAAGAGCACCGACGTGGCAGATCCGAACCGCTACAAGTACCTGTTCTACAACGAGAACATGTACTTCTGCACCGAGGACCTCAACGATTTCACCATGGTGGATGGCGCCCGTCTAGATTCCACCTATCGGATGCTCAAGCTCCGCAACAGTGATCCGGTGCTGGTGTTCGACAAGTCCGGATCCGTCCGGAACCTGACGGGCTATGCGTTCTCACCCAACGACCACGGAATCTCCATGGCCACGGTTGGTGTGCTTGGCACAACCAACATCATGCTGGCGGATCCTGGCAAGGACTATGACTCCGTGATCCTGGTGTCCAACCAGGGCTATGGTAAGATCATGGATCTGTCCGAGGTCACCAGGGCCAAGGGCCGTGTCATGACCCTCAACGAGGGTGATACGTTAACAACGGTGATCCCGATCAAGTCGAACTATGATCCTGAATCACTGATTTGCCTTACGTCCGACGATAAGCTGTTCTACCTGCGGGTCGTGGACTTCCCGCGCTACAAGCGGGCAAGCGCCGGCAACCGCATGGTGAAGAACGCCAAGGGTGGCATCAACATCACCGGTGGTACCTTCGTGGATGGAGAGGCCGGATACCTCATGGTCTACGGTGAGTCCGGCTATGCCAAGCTGATGGATGTCCAGTATCTGGCGTTCAGTAAGCGGGGTAACAACATCGTGACCCTGAACGGCAAGCGGGTTGACGGAGCCATCGGAGTCGGAACCGGGAATGACGGATCCAGCAGCATCGAGGTCTTCGCCATGGGTAAGGATAAGGTGAACCATCGCAAGGGTGTCATCACCATCGACAAGATGGTTGAGTTCGCCATGGATAACCTTGCCGCCCAGAAGTTCCGCGTTGGGACGTCTGTGACGACGCCCACGAAGCTGTTCAAGCTCAACAAGAACGACTGGTATCTGTTACAGTGATATGAGCTGGGTGGGTGGTCTTCGGATCACCCACCCATGTTCACATGATCAGAGGTTTTAATGAATAACCAGATAGGAGAGATAAACAGATGGGACAGCACATGTATAACACGCTGTA